CAAATTGCCCACCCCCCCCCCCCCCCCCCCCCAATTTTAAGACTTTTAGCCGTTTTCGGAAACTTTTTCCCGCTGGAAAAAAACGGCATAAATACCCCCTTTTGAAGCCCCCTCTCGTCTGTGCCTGGAACGGTTCCGTTCTACGCATAGCGTCTGTGGGTAAGAAGGCTCTATGTAAAAATTCACTTTTTCACAACCCCGAAAAATTCAAACTGCCCCGGGGCGAGGGGTCTACACTCTTACCCGAGAAATAACTTTTCTCATAATTTCGTGTTGAGACCTATTTACGCCCTCCGACAGGAGTATATACATAACCGCGTTAGAAATGTCCGCAAAGCCGTCTGCCTCTATTGTAAACACGATGAGCTCTGCTGATGCCCCCAAGACCGCGAAGAAGGCCGCCGCTGCCCCCAAGAAGGTCGCCGCCCCTGCCGCTGCTGCCCCTGTCGTTGCTGCCCCGGCTTCGGCCGCTGAGCCCAAGTCCGCGAAGGCTCCCCGCAAGACGGCAGCCAAGACTGAGGTTGTTGTGCCGACGGTCGCTGCTCCGTCCGTGCCCCTCCCCCCGTCCCCGGCGACGGAGGCTGCTGCCGGTGCCGCTGCCCCGGCTTCGATCGCTGGCGTTGTTGAACGTATCCGCGAGCTCCGCTCCCGCTTGGCGAACGATCTGAAGGAGATCATCGCCGACACGCTCCTGGCTGCCAAGACGGCGGCTCGCGAGGTCAAGGATGCCAAGCGTAAGCGTCGTGTCAAGAAGGACGTCGCCGACATGACGCCCGAGGAGAAGACGGCATGGGAGCTCCGCCGCTCCAAGAACGCGTTCCTGAAGCCGCGTGCCCTGTCCGCCGACCTGTGCTCGTTCATGAAGCTTCCGGCTGGCTCGCAGCGTTCGCAGACGGAGGTCACGAAGTTCGTGTCGAACTACGTGAAGGAGAACTCGTGCTTCGACCCTGCCAACAAGCGTCATATCATCCCCGATGGTGTGCTGTCCCGCCTGCTGAAGGTCAAGGACACGGACACGGTCACGTACCTGAACCTCCAGTCGTTCCTCAAGATCCACTTCCTCAAGGCGTAAGTAGGTAGTTATCGACGACCCCCTGGCATCTTAAACATATTTTTTTGGGATATACTTCTCATAAAACTAGGTTTATAAGTAGTTTGTGGCATTACAGGAGTCGACTTAGGAGTCTCTATATAGAAGATTATTCTTTCATTATCATGGTACGCTATATACTGGTCTTTTTTATCGAAATCGCTAGTGTATAAGTGTAGATTGTGCACTGGAAGATTACACTTTTCTATAAGATGTTTCCCAACACAGGCATCTTCAGCTGAAAATACCGTTGAGTCCATATATTGTAGACATTTGAGTGCTGTCGATGAAAGATAGTACGCCGGTCCTCCACAGTATACGGTACTTAGTACTTGATTAGGATTAGGGTTATAGTTATATGTTACGTGCCCCGCATAATGATCCTGTGTGGACCGAGTGTATTCCAACAACTTAGGAATATTGACAAGCACATCATCATCAATTTTTACAACAAAGGACGGATTGAACTTGTGGTAAACAAACTGTAAGCCCGCTTTGATCTTATGTGGTAGACCAATATACGAGTCTGGGCACCGAAGAATGCACTCGTGCGATTCTGAGTTATACACATATTCACGTTGTAGATTCGGATCTCCTCGTAATATTACATAATTTAGCGTGGGAGGTATGTCATTTATCCAAGTGAGTAGGGGAACCCTATTGGATGAATAACAGCTTATAATCATAATGCACCCTCGTGGCATTTTACTACTAATTATACAGGGTGGATATAACATCCGGGGAAAAAATACCCATCAATCATATATTCTGGGTCATTGAACCATTTGGAAGGAAGGCAGAGGGGGCGGTTGGGGTTCAGATAAGCTCCCCACCACGAAAACGAAGAGTTTGCGGTGATGCCGGACTTGCACTGTGTCATGAGGTATAGAGTATCAAGTTCGTTCTCATCAATAATCTCATAGTCTAGATCTTTGAGATACTCCTGCTTCTCACAGTACTCTCGATCGTTCGTAAAGACTGAGAAGCGAGTAATCCCCTTCTCCTTCATGAACTGAATTGTGGAAGGGTAGTACTGTTTGGCAAGTCCTACGTTGTGAAGCCAGTGCCCTACATAATCCCTGCCGCGAACATGGAGAAAGCAGCTCTCGGAGAGTCTAGGGTACTTTTCAAGAAGTGCTGGGTTCTCAAATACGAGCATATTACGAAATCCTGGAGGAATATACTCCCAATTCTGAAAGTAACCATAGAACAACGTATTACCACTTATAGTTGGTGGTGTCTCCATCGGGAACAGTTTTGGAACTTCGTCGATTCGGTTCAAGGGTATCTGAACATTCCCCTGGTTAAAGTTCCTGAGAATTGTGCTGAAGTAGTCTGTTGACGAATGTGGAGATCGCTGATAATGGTTGTGTGACAGAACAACCGAATGATCTTTTCCCCATAATGTAGCAGCAGCAATTTGAAACAGCCAGTTCCCAAGCCCGCCCATCAAGTATGGGATTACAAGAACCATTTTATACTAGTCTGTTATATAGGAGTAAATAGTAATGGCGAATCCGTACGTTATTAACCTAGATACTCGTCCAGACAGGTGGGCTAGGCTACAACAGGATTGGAGGGGAGCGTTTGAGCTTACACGTGTATCTGCTATTCAGGAAAGTCCTGGGTGGGTTGGATGTGCCCTGTCCCACGTGAAAGTTATTGAAGAGGCAAAGCAGCGAGGGGATCCGATGGTACTGGTATGGGAAGACGACTGCAAGCCCCGGAACCGCCACCCACGTGCGATCCGAGAACTCTGGAATGAAGTATCCTATAAGCTTTTAATGTGCCGAGATCAATGGGATGTTGTTCTGGGTGCAACGTCAAGGGCGTATAAAGGTGCAACGTACAATCAGCCCCTTTCAACACGCAACGTAGATGTATACGATCTTCCACACGGGTTTACCACACACTGGACACTGTACAACTCTTCCTCATACGATCGTATGATCGAGTGGAAGAATCTACGTTCTCCTCAAATTGATGTGTACCTCTTCCAGAACTTCCGCGTTAAAACTATCATTCCGTTCCTGGCAGGACAGGTTCCTGGGTACAGCGATATTGAAGGAACCGAGCGTGATTACGACAGTTGGTTCGATGGAACAGAAACGAGTATTTCTGGGACGAAGCAGCAAACACTGGCTTCACTTGTCCATAAAGCTCCGGCAGTTCAGTTCCCGAAATTTATGACACGCTGAATATTAGTTTCGAGAATCGTATACTGTTTTGCACGCTCATGGTTTGCCTGGATAACCGGGAGATAACGGTTGTACGGTGGTAGATATCTACACTTTTCTTTGAACTCGTTGACGGATGCAGTGTCAAGAATGATCCACCCGCGAGTATCGAACCAGTTGGAAATATTGGGACACCCGTAGTAGATAGGTATAGTCTTGGTAACGAGACAGTCAATCAATTTCTCTGTGAAGTAGTTGTTCTGCCGGGTGTTTTCAATCACTATAGAGTACTGGTAATCTAGAAATAGAGCTTCTTTACTGTCTCCGAGAATCGGATTATTAAATCCAACAGCCGGGATAACAGGAGTATCTTTAGAGGATCGATACCATGTGATGGGAGTTTCAGTAATATGTTTCTGATTCCGATAAAGGTCTACTCTGAACTTGTGACCGTCAGTTTGAGTTTTCCTTCCAGTAATGCAGGAGACCTTAGGCTGTTTTCTAGATAGGTTGATTGAGTTGTATACCGAAGGAGAAATCCACGTTGTCCCCCATACGTACTGCCGAGCATTTGGGCAGGCTTTCAAGATTTCGTCGTCGTATGTAAGTATGACGTCGAAGTTCTTGTGATTGTCAATGAACGCCTGGCGATGATGAAGGATCGCATCGGGTTCGGCTTGGACACCGATCAATACTACATTCTCACTAGTACCTCTATTGGCAAGGGGTGAGTCGAGTGTGAAGTGTACGTTCCTTGAAGTCTCTGGAAATATTGATAGATTCAACCATGCTGTTTGTGTGTATGGCATTTAACAGTAAATACTCCCTTACAAGTAAATGGAGAAATATTGTCTGATCATTTTGAACTGCAGGAAGTATGCAGTGAAGAGACATATACAGCGATCTACTTGGCTTCCAAATATTCGGATCCGCTGGTTTCACATTATCGGCGATCCTACTATCTCATCTGAATACGAGTACAACGAGTCAGAAAACATCATGTACGTGCAGTGCAAGGATACGTATGAAGCACTTCCGAAGAAAACGTACTTAGCTATCCTTGCGGTTAAGAATCTGTTTCCTGATGTTGAGTATATCCTGAAAACCGACGATGATATGAAGTGCGAAATACCTGCGTTCGAGTCCATGCTTGAAGAAATTATAGGATACGACTATGGCGGGGAAATTGTAAGCGTTGACCACGACCATGTTAGTACGTATCACTACTCAAACGTATCCCCTGAATATCAGAAACCTTCAATGATGTTCAGAACATATTATTGTCCTGGACGTTTTTACTTCTTAAGCCGGACTGCTACTCGCTCGCTGATTTCACAGAGGAAATTTTTTGATGCTCAGATGTATGAAGACTATGCAGTTGGATACCTGTCCACACGTATTCCCAACGTGAAGATTCTTAACATGAACGCAAAAGCGATATTTCATGACGATGAGAAGACGATTGAATTGAAGTAGGGAGCCGTATAGTCTACGTGCTTCCCCTCAATATTGCTGACTCCTGGTGTCTGAACAGCAAGGGTTGGATGAGCAAAAATCCAGTTATCTACTGTGTGCAGACGCTTCCAGTATTGATCTACACAAAAGATATCATGGTTATTTGTTTGACAGAGACCCATATAGCCCTCGCGGAAATTCTGGAGAAGTCGGTCGTAGTAGTGGTTCTCGCAAATGTATGCTAGAGCAGTTTGACATACGTTTCCAGCGATGAACCGTGAGTCTACCCTACTAACCCGCGATCCTTTTTGAAATATTGGGGCAAGAACAACCGCATCATGTGGGGGCAGGTTTGACAAAAGGGAGTTAATTACCGAGGGTCTCTCAACCCACTGCAAATCATCTTCAACAATCATTACTCGAGGAAGATTTCGTTCCTTCGCAAGCTCAAGGCATCGTATATGAGACGCCGAACATCCAATGTATCCAGGTGTATGTTTGATCGCGGGTACACGTTCAAACGTACAGTTTATCATTTTCAGCTGTGTTTCAACAGCATCTCGCCGATCAGTGCGTTCATCTAGGTTGATATAGAATACGTCGATCATTTTGTGTATCTGATTATGCTTTATCTAAACCCATATGCTGGCAAATTCCGGCAATGTCATACTTGGTCTCTGGCAGGATACTCTTCCCAGAAAAGATGCGAAGGGACATTTTTATCACCCTTTCGGGTGCTCTTTAAATGAGACGAGTTCAATGGGAAGCAACAGGATGTTGAACAGCTACGCGAACATCTTGCGAAATGCAACACCTAGGGAGAGCTCTCTCTCTACAAACTCCCTTGGCTTGAACTCGGTATACCTACCCATCATTTCATCGAATTTCCCAGAGAGCTCTGCGGCATCGTAGAATTTAATACCACATTCATCTGACCAGTAAGAAGCAGTGGTTGCGTGTAATGTACGATCACTATAATCCGAACGTCCGTTACTTCCAATCTCGTCGCACATCGTACGAACATCCCAGACGAGAATAGGAACATTCATTGCCATCGTTTCCTGAAACGCGAACCCCTGTGATTCATGTCCGCCCACCCAAATAACGAATTTTGTATCCATCAATGCGTTCTTGAAGTCGGAATCCTGGTATGACCCATACGTCACTGTCGTGTATTCAACCTTCTTAGAAGAAAGAGTATCAAAAGTATGTTGGTATAGAACGGGATCTCGATGTTTACAGTACACCATAACCTTGTTGCGTTGTACATTCGCGATTGGTATAGAGCCTGTATCAATCCCGAAGGGACGGGCAACAAACTGAATAGATCGACAAATACGTCGATGTACACGTAGATTCCAGTCAGATAACGTGTTGTAAACGAACCGGTCGTTATGCACGTTCTTCCAAATAGGATGTGACTGATCGTCTGGAAAAACGAAGAAATGTGGTCCATAAATAACCTTACAGTTGGGAGGAAAGTAGTGAGGTGGAAGGTAGTTATTAAAGCATAGGACGTAATCAAATGATTCATCTAACTTTGAGGTATCGTTTGCTTCTACGAACTCAACACGGTTATGTATCAGCATCTTCCGTATTGATTCGAGGTTCTTATGATGACACCCAGTGTAACACAGATATACTTTCATGTTCTTGTTACAGAAATAAGAGAGCTATCTTTAAAAGATTTTCTACTATCGAACGAGTCTAAAGAAGTCCAAGACTCTTCAAATACTGCGATAGGGCTTCTTTTGTAATATTATTACTCGAACTATTATAGTCATATGGCTTAGATGTACCGATATCACTGTGTAAAATCGGAGATTTTACACTATAGTATTCGCCAGAATCAAGCGTGCGTGTAGACTGTGTTTCGTTGATGAGACTTTCGTGTATCTTCTCGCCAGGGCGTATATCGATCTTAACGATAGGCTTTCCGTATTTTTCGGAAAAAAGTTCAATTACGTCTCGAATTCTCATAGCATTAAGCTTGGGTATAACTATGTCACCATTGTCTCCTTTGACGATTGCATAATGAATTAAGTCCACGCTCTGCTCCAGGGTCATAATGAACCGCGTCATCCGGTCATCTGTTATAGTAAACGCATCTCGGTCTTTTCCAATATCGTGAAGAAGCGGAATAATACTACCGTTCGAATTTAAGACGTTGCCGTACCGGACAGACACATATTTAATACCCCTACTGTAAAAAGCCTTCTCGCACATAAGTGTCTCTGACATTGCCTTGCACATGCCGTAGTTATTGACAGGGCTACACGCTTTATCCGAGCTTACAAACAAAACTGTTTCTAGACTGGGAGACGTAACGGAAAGTATATTCTGTGTGCCAAGTAGATTCGTGCGAATGCTTTCGTAGGTATTGATTTCGCACTGATCAATATGCTTCATAGCGGCTGCGATAATGATAATGTGTGGATCGACCCGTGAGATAGCCGTTGAAACACTAACCGTATCCGTTACATTCCCGATAATGAACTTCTGATTTGGGTGGTTTCCAAACGCGAGACGCATCTTCCAGTGTTTTGATTCATCTCTAGACACGTTGTATACAACGTTCTTCTCAATGTATCTCCGGTTGAGCGTGTACCCAAGCGAGCCAGTCCCTCCAAAAATCAAAATACGCTTATTTTCCATTGAACTCTCTCGTCTATATTGTTTAAGCTGATTTAACGTGTTTTATAAAATGAAAGTATACGTGTTTGGTTCAGCAGGGATGCTAGGTAGCTATATTCTCCAAAAAATGAAGGGATACACCACACTCGCTATAACGCGTAAGGAGTTTGACGTTCTTAACGACGATATCGATGATTTTCTGACATGTATTCAACCAGACGATGTAGTTGTAAACTGTACCGGTGTAATACCACAGAAATCTCCTACAATTAGAGAATTCATTCAGGTAAATACTCTATTTCCTCTCAGACTGGAAGAACTGTCTAAACACCGGGGGTTTAAATTCATACATATCACGACGGATTGTGTTTTTGATGGATCGAAGGGAGAATACGCAGAAGGAGACTCCCATACTGCACAACATATCTATGGTATTACAAAGTCGCTCGGAGAGCCAAAGAGTGCCTGTGTAATACGGACGTCAATTATAGGTGAAGAACTACACGGGAAGAAAAATCTATTAGAGTGGGTACGTTCAAAAAGGGGGCAGACTATAGACGGGTATACGAACCACATTTGGAACGGAGTCACATGTTTGACTCTCGCGGGCATAGTGGAACGTATCATACAGAAAAACCTTTACTGGTCAGGTGTACGCCATGTTGCATCGCCAGACAGGGTATCAAAGTACGATCTATGTAGGCTTATAGCCCAGTACTACGAACTAGATATCCAAGTGAAAGAAAAGCAACATACATCAACCACGAATATGACACTGGTAGATAGTGGACTTTTTCATATAGATACGATTGAGACTCAAATACAGATGCTATCTAAGGATAGACTACTGGACAGTGCGTAAAATATACTCCTTAAGAGCCTCTTTATTGAAATATTTTCGTACCAGATTTTCCTGGCAAGAAAGAGCACTATTGTAAAGATTTTCGTCTGAAAGAAGCCTGTTCTTCTTAGATACGAATTCATCTCCTGACGAAAAATAACACGCTTCGTGGAACGAATCTCCTTCTTCAAACCCCCAGTTAAGATCGTTGAAATTGTGCATTCGTAGCGAACCAGATATAAAGATCTCAATCGTTCGCTTATTTGGATTTCCGACTCCGAAAAGATCAACGCATATCTTGAACGATCTGAACGCCTGTATCATTTCCCCTGGATCAGGAAAGTGACGTGTATGAACGTAGGACTGTATCTCCGCATAGGCAGATGCTCGATCACGGACAATTTTATAGGTATCGTCTTTATGGATGTATATACTTCCACACCACAACGCATCATTTATTTTTGGAGGTGTCGGGCATCTCGGAATGTCGGTGTAGTCTATGATAGACCAAAGAATACACTTACGCACAAACATAGACACGGGGAAGGGAACTACGCGTTTATCATACTGCTTTCGAGTAGAATAGTTCCGCTTAAAAAATACGTCTACCCCCTTTGGTATGAATAGGGTAGGGTCATAGTCATAGTCGTGTGTATCAAACAGAACAACCCTTTTGAATGATTGGTTCTTTATAACCCCCTGTAGCATGTCTAGCATCCCCGCTGCAGCTTTATGAACGGTTATGTCGTATACAACAAGCACGATTGCGAGAACATCATACGTGTTAGATGTAATTGACGACCAGTCAGTTTTATATTCGAATCCATAATACCGTTTAAAATCTACCGGTGACATGTGATTCGTCCAGTGATAGTTGTATATACCATCTGGTGGATAAGAATAGTATCCTGCATCCGGGAATACTCTCGTAAGCCCGGGCATGTTATGAAATGGGTCAAGGATGCACAACTTCATTTTATATACTACAACCATAAGTGCTTTAACTCGAATAGAAGACATTGTCAACCGAGACATGTCCAGATACACCCAACGTAGGTACGAACGTAACGTTCGGCAACTGCATTATGAATTCGGCAAAAATCAACTCATAACCCCTACAATTTTTCATGTCATAATATTTTTCCAGCAAAAATTTATGAAAAGCGTTGACAGAGTCATTATTTAACTTGTAAAGAGTTGTTGGGATACCATCTCCATTTTCAGTAGATTTTACAAAAATGGGATAATCGTAAGGTCTAAACAAGTCGTTTAGCCAGTATCTACCGGAGATTTTGTAGAAACTATTGTACTCTATTCGTCTTGCCTTTATATAATCTAAAGCGGCAATTGTCATAGTACCTTCGCCCATCGATTTGGATGGGCTGTAGACCATCGAACGAAGTTCAGTGTCATCAAATATATTTAAAAAGTAATCGACGACAGATGTTATCTTAGCCACCTGGTCTTTATCAAGATCACTACATTCGACCAAGCATATAATTACACCTGGAATCTTATTCTTCACACTTTCAATCGTCTTTAGTGTCTGAATATAACGTTCTTCATGTGTGAATACACTCCTGGTAGCTGTATACGAAAGGGGAAGAGACGGGGTCTTTATCACCGACGTTATTAAACATAACGACGGGGTCATTGTTATATGTCTATATACGCCAATCGTTTAAACACTAAAAATACACGAACATATTGTTGGGGCCTGTGTTTGGTCGTTCCGGTACACTCTTTAGGATAGGACGTCCAAAATCGTATACTGGAATTGTATTCCACGCTATAAACCCATGCGTGATTTTCGGAAGGAGAGTATTCATATAAGAATCCCGGTGTCTCTGCACAAGTTCAGTAATACAGTAATTACTAATCAGAAAGAAGTCATCGCCATTTACAGGGGAACCATAGGTCATTGCGTCTACAAACTCAACGGGAAAACCACGATCAAACTGTGTAGTGTAGACCTGCTGGAGATTTATCGCCTCCGTAAGGTCGATACAGATGTATTTTTCAACAGAGATCGTAAAGGAAGAGGAGAAATGGCTTATAGCAAGCAGGAGACCTCCGTACCCTGCTCCGATCTCTATAATTTTGACAGACGCAAGTCCAAGGCTCCGAATATGATCCAGTATCAATAGTGCGTGAAAAATATAACGTAGCGAAGTTGGAGATACCCGGAAATCAAGTCCAGGTATGTAGTATTTTGTAGGATTTCCTGAAGAATCGTTCATCTTACAGAAGGCAAGAATCCTCTCATTGGGTATGTGGAACTCACCCTGTATGAGTTTATAGTATTGCTCACCTTGTGGCTGGTCAACATGCTCTAAAATACCCTGATACGAAGGATTAGACTTAAAGCTAGTTATATCGCGTGAATTCAAAGAATTTTGAATTGCGTTACGATACCCTCCATATCCCTCATCTTCCATTGAATACTTGGTATCCATTGCGTATTTAAACTTACTCTAAGCAGAACGTTTAAATGATACTAGAGAAGTCATATGGCTGGACTGGACTGATGGTCGAGTATGATCGTGTATATTCGATATGCACTCGTTTGTAATTCACTTTTTTAAAGCTTAACAGTAATAAATGCCGGTTCTTACTGTCGATGACATCAATAAATACTCGGGTATAGATGTCAAAATTTTTGTGGAAACGGGGACATGTATCGGCGATACTCTTTTTAACGTTCTTCCTCGTTTCGATAAACTCTACTCGGTAGAGTTAAAACACGAACTGTATCTGAAATCATGCGAGCGATTCTCCGGAAAAACAAACGTAATGCTGCATGAAGGAAACAGTGAAGACTTTTTAAATAAGGTTTGCCCTGACCTTGATCAACCTACGTTTTTCTGGTTAGATGCTCACTGGTCTGGTTCGGACCACACTGCTCGTGGAAGCAGGGACGTTCCGTTGATTGAAGAATTAGCGATAATTGTCGAGAAATGCCCTGTTCAATGTGTTGTATGCATTGACGATATGCGGCTTCTAGGAGTAAAGGCAGGCGAAGACTGGTCATATGTCACAGAGTCAAAAATTTTGGATACACTGCGTCCCCGGTTAGCCAGGGATCCTATAATTATCCCGTCGCATTTAAGTTCTCGCGACGTTGGGTTTTATCTCCTACGCAGCCTCTAAGTAGGGAATATCGAAAATTTCTGCACACCAACGACTAAACCCACTCGGTCCAGTCGAATACGTTGTAAGATGGACGATCGAAGATGCATGCGACATAACGAAAAATTCAATTAGAGTGTTTAAAACACCGAGACTATCACCATGTTGCTTTGCCGTATGACCAATATGACATGTAAGTGTTTTCCAGTCAGTTTTCTGACACGCATGCAGTTTGAATGTTATATCGTCGGATAAAATGAGTACATCATTTTTGCCTACATGAGGTAATAACCTGTTTACATAACTATCGAATAGTAACTTATCTCCGTGGTTCCCTAAAAATGCACCGTCTCCAATTCGAGCATGAACAACCACGTATTCTTTCTTTTTCATGTTAACAGCTTCCAGGTATTCGTCGACACCAGAGAGGACACGTTCTCGTGGCTCGATAGAAGTTTTTAAAAAAGAACGAAGTTCTTCGTCAAGTTGGGACCTATGAAATACGTTCGGAGTAATTTTTTCTGAAAAGTAGTGCATGTTTGTCAGAACAAACAGGGGACCAATAGGCTGTCTAAGAAACTCAAGTAGCCCCTCCCCCTGTCCTACCACAAATGTACTTATATTGTCTCTTTCATATGCAATATCCGTACAGTTTATGTTGTTTAGATATTCTCGTATCGCGTGTTTAGAATAATCAAGTTCAAAAACATAACCCATAGATCTGGAGAGTAATTTCAAGGTTATACCCCCCCTTAGAAAATCAGCAAAGCCTATACAATCATCAATCATAACGCTTTTGACGATTTTTAGATCTGATTCTTTCCGTGCTGGGTCAAAAATACATGGCCACATCATTTCAAGCGTCCATGGATCAATTCTATCTTTACGATCATCTCCATATATAGACGTTTTTGACATTTCATACAACATCTTCCAAAACGCATGGGATTTTGATAGGATAGTATCCTTTCGAACAATATATTGTGCTCCGAATGCAAATGGTGTATCTTCAACTACGGGGGTTCTAAATATAGGTTTTGACCTTGCCCTGTCGTACCATGTTTTTACGTCAGCTGCAGCCCATGTAGGTGTTCTTAATGGCTGACAGAGTGGTTCAAAAGGACTATCAATATTTACGATATTATTTATATACTGAATAACCCTGTCTTCTGAATTACCTAATAAATCACAATGATCGTACGCTATTCCTTGGACAAAAATAGTAATATCTGATAATGTATTGTAACGACTGACAATATGGTAAAGATACGTATGTGATTCACGTCCTATATTCTCCAACCGCTGTGATCCGTTCACTGGATTATCAGATTTATCATATATCGTCACCCTGTGACGAATATGTCCCAACCAAGATATGTTTTCCTTATGCTTTGCTACCACGACTTCAACCGACGATGTCATTATTAGTTCGATACAATTCGTATGTACAAAATGTACCGAACCCCGTTGCCGGGATCCTTTATTTATTTTACATTACCACCACACACAACCACACAGTACCACCACCGTGTAACTGTTTAGTTGGAGTACGCGAGGCCGCCCATGCCGGACATGACGCGGAGCACGTTGTAGTTGACGGCGTAGATGCGGACCTTCGCCGTACGCTGCTGCTGGACCGTGTTGACGGACAGCGTGAGGTTGAGCGTGGCCTTGTCAATACGCGAGAAGTTGCACGTGCCGCTGGGCTGGTGCTCCTCGGGCTTGAGGGCGAAGGAGTACACGTTGATGCCCACCGACGGCGTGCGGGTGTGGTGCTGCCACGGCTGCACCTTGTCGAAGTAGCGTCCCTCACGCTCGTCGAAGCGGTCCTGTCCGTTGAGCTGCACCTTGGCGACCTCCACGGGGTTCTTGCCCTCGCACTTGACGTTCGAGGCGAGGATGACCTTGGCGAGCAGGTAGTTGGTCGTGCCCTCGAAGAAGTTGGAGTCCTCAGCCAGTCCAGCAGCATCGTAGATCTGCGAGCCAGTCGACAGTCCAGCACCCGACGCGGCACCGACACCCGGCAGGTAAGGGGCGTTCATGCCGCCGAACGCACCAGAAGGAGCACCCGCTCCCGACGAGAGATTCCACGTGGGGACACCCGGGGCACCCGAGGTGACAGCCGGTCCGCTGGTGGCGAGCGAGCCGCGGCCTAGCACAGCCGTGACGATGCCCTCCGTCGACCAGTCGTCGGAGTAGTTGAACGGCTGCTGTCCCAGGGCCTCCTGAATCCACGGCGTCGGGGGGGCGTTGCAGTCGACGAACGAGTCACGCTGGACAATCCACACCAGCTCCTTGACGGGGTGGTTGAAGTTCATCTGGATCTTGTTCGAGGAGGCCGTGACCGTCTCGTCGCCCGTGAACTGGAGCTGGTCAATCAGGTACTCGTGCGACTGCTGGGCGAAGCGGCGACGCTCCTCCGTGTCGAGGTAGACGTAGTCGATGTACAGCGACGCGGCCACCAGCTGGAGCTGGGAGACGGCCGTGACACCGTTGCCCAAGTTGAGCAACGCCGGGTACGTCGGCAGCAGTCCGAACTCGTTGCTCTGGGCCTGGTCGGCGTAGCAGCAGTTGTAGTTCTGCTCGAACTCGACGTTGATGCGGACCTCGTGGTACTGGAGGGCGATCAGCGGGATGGCCAGACCGGGGTTGCGGCAGTACCAGAACTGCAGCGGGATGTACAGCGTCTTGAGCGGGGTGCCGGCACGGGAGAGGCACGAGTTGGTGGCCTCCGAGGCGGCACACGTGGCGTCCAGGGCGACACCGGCGGCGTCCTTCAGCAGCACGAGGTCGGCGGAGTTGCCCACCATGTCGTCGAACGACACCTGGGTGCCGAGGGGCTGGGTCAGCTGCGTCCAGATCTGCATCCAGTCACCGTACTGGCGGTCAATGCGGGAGCCGCCGATCTCGATCTCGACCTGCTTGATCAGGCGGTGTCCAACGTAGTTGAGCCAGCGGAAGCGGGTGTTCGGGACCGTCAGGTAGATCTGGGGCAGCGTGACCTGGATGTACGTGCGGTACATCAGGTCGGCGTTACGGCTGATGACAGCCGTGACACGGCGTCCGAAGTCGGCCTGTCCGTTGAACGTCACCTCAATCGCCTCCATGGCGAAGTTGGTGTGACGCTTGTAGAGCACCTTCCAGAACGTAATCTGGGGGTTGCCCGAGATGTAGATATCCTGGGCACCGTACGAGACGAGCTGCATTAGTCCACCTCCCATTGTTGTTTATGCTCCTAACTGACATTATTTTTTTCTCCCGGACAGCGGCACGGCGGGTTTCCCCTCGCCGCATGCGTTGAAGTATCCTGTATTTTTTTCTCTAGTATTACGGAAAATGGTAAACGTGTTCCTGTTTCCAACCTCGAACGTCCTTATCAATACGTTTCTCCGATCGTTGATTGTTATTCTAGTCATGATTCTAGGGTTTCATTCATCGTGGTACGAAGCGTACTGGGGAGCGGTGATTCATGATGCCATATCTCTTTTCATCGTGCGGTCGTACATTGGGTAGGAATAATCCGCGTTCATTATAATTGATGAGTGGAGCAATCATAGCATACTCATCAAATATTGCATCCTATTTGAATGGAGATCAGATTTCCGCGATGTGTCTGGCTCCATCCCTGTTCGGGCTAAAGTCCTACTGGAATAATTTCTTTTTCGGAACATCCAACGGAAATCTCTACAACTTCAACGAAGGTACAAACACTATTCAAGAAATTACGATTGCAGGGTACACTGGAACACTGGATGGACCCATAACCTCATTGATAACTGACCCTGCTGGAAAGTACCTGTTTCTTGGATCTCCCTCTGATGGAAAACTTCTACGCCTCAAGCTTTCACAATTTAATCGTACCGGAGCAATGACTGTAGACAGCAATATCTACGTCCATTCTACAAACACTGGGGGGATAGCAGTAAACTCACAAAATACACTGTACTTCATCACCGCAAACGGAAATGCTATTTCGACCGTAAACAATTACGGGTTCGGTCTTGTCAACCTCGTGTATCAACAGCCGGTTGGATTAAACTCACAGTTCTCGGGAATCGTCTTGACTCAAGATGAGACGCGTGTATTCACTACAGATTACTATACTGGAAACATCTACTACTACGATTTCATATCCGGTCAAACCACGTTGCAGGAACTTACAGTTGCTTCCGTTGATAGTCGTATTCAAGGTCTGGCAGTTCTGTCGTCAAATGACATCCTCTTCTCAAAAACACTATCAACTGTTCCCGGTGTCTATCTCTACGATATTGCAAACGGTACAAGTGTATGTGTTGCCGGAGGTGGAAGCAATACATTAGGAACTTCGGCAAGGGGATATCAATTCATATACCCGAACCAGATCATACTTGATCCCAACGGAAACTTATACATTTCTAGTCTCGATCCTAAGAACAATCAACTGTTTACCAAGGTTGTGTTTCAGCCGTTTGTGCGATCTTCAATTGCTGCTCAAGTGCCTCAACAGAAATTTGTAAACTGTGGTCTCCCCCAACCCGGATTCTGTAAGAAAGCTGTGATTCCATTCAATCCGACGGAGTACTGGTCCTTCGCACATCCTCAACGTGTACCTACAAAAATAGCAAGTCCAGCAGATGTTCGGTTATCGTGCATCAACGTTGCAACGATTCTGTGCCCCACGATTCCTCCGAGTCGTGTATTCCCCGCCGGTAGCAACCCACCCACTCCACCCGTAGATCCCGTTTATCCTGTAGAAACTCCAATGACTCAGTATACTCAGGGCTTCGTAAGTACTGGAACGATGAAATCCCTGCGTCCCCCATCCACGATTTCAGTTGTAACTGTCACCGACCCCCAGAACACCCGTGTCATTACCCCCCTTGTATTTGGACCGCAAGGGTACATTTACTCCATGGCTCGGTCTGGAATCCTGACAGTATTGACTACGTCAGGCGAAACAGTGTCTCCCTCTGTACAATTTACGTTTCGACAGTCAGCTGCTGTATCCACACCTGTGGTCGTATCTTCAACTGGTCTTGCATCGTTTGTCACGGATCTTGGTATGTTGATTGTTATCAACCAGAACGGAACTCCAGTCTTCAATTACACTCTCAACCAACAGATTGCGGGTGCACCAGTGTTCATAGACTCCCAATATCTTCTTGTTTTGGCGTACGGAAATACGATTACAGCCTGGGACATAACGACGTTTAGCAATTCGTGGACAAGCACTCTTGTCAATGATCAGTTCAAGAGTTCGTTAACTACCGACGGTATATCTTTATTTGCCGGTACTCTCGGAGGAAATATCGTATCATACAGCGTGAATAATGGTTCCTTGTACTGGTCTTATTCGACAGGAAGCACACTTCCAATCCAACAGCCTCCGTTCGTCAGCGGCAATTTACTGACGGTGATCGGATCTTCAAAGATTTACGTCATAGATAAGACGACGACACGAGGAGGAGGAGCTGGGGATACTATTGTCACTCTTTCGGGAATAGGATCGATCCAGTCGACTCCTCTCCTGTTCATTGACCAGGTAGGTACAACATGGCTATATTTCACAACAACATCAAATCGGCTATATGCAGCTGGAGGATTTCTAGGAGTCGCGAATGCATACGTTGATTCGAACGGAGGAAACGTAACGCAGTTCTGGAAGTCGAACGAGACCAATATTTTACCGGGTGCTACTCCCGTTATAGATGCAACCAACTCCTTGTACGTATGTGGAACACCAGGGTACGTATACAAGTATATACAACCATCGACGTATCCAAGCACTGTCGTAGCCAACAACACCTTTAATGGCACTGTGTACAACAATGTATCGGGCAGTATTTATACATCGCCCATATTGAGTAGCCAGAATCAACTGTCGTTCACATCCTACGATGGATTATCCAACAACTACATCTACACAATATCTTCTGCCTAATGAATAATGTCTTCCTCTGGCCAATCTGCGGTGGCCGCTCTCATTGATATGGCTAAATCCAAGGGTATTGAAATTCCATCTGGCAATCGCCCAGAATGGTTAGTTACCCTGCTGCACAAGTACGGTTCAGCGGCAAAGGCTGGAGTGCCAGCATCAGCGGATGAAATTTTAACAATACTTGCGGGAGTTTACGCTGGGGGATGTGATCCCGAGCTAGCGGATGTCATGTCCGAGGCTGTTGTGGGACTTGGTGTTCCAGAGACGGGGGCGACGGGCGGTCGCCGTAGGCGTTTACGAAAGGTTGGCGGCGGATTCCGTGAACTAGGAGGGGCGATCGCCAAGTTTTTTACGACGCAGTGCCGTCGTGGAGCCACCACAGTTGACAAGATCACGACGGATATGGCGTCGGCAATTGAAGCCAAGTCCGCAGAGGCAGAGGCTACACCGGTAGATATTGTGGCAGCTCTCAAGTGGGCGTCAGCCGCGGGGGCGGTGGTAGTAGGAGTCAACGAGGGTCTGCGAACAGCTGTGGTTGATGGACTCATCAGCGTTTCTTCTGCCATGCCTACCTTCGGAACGATGTTTACCAACACCCTCACCGCTCTTGAGTTCTCTGCACAGGTTGCAGCGGGAAGTGGAGTGATTGCTGGACAGACGGGAGTGGCTCTCTTCTGCGTATACATCGTCTACATCCTGCGTGAGAAGCTCATTGAGGGTGGAAAAAGCATACTGGCACTGGACGGCAAGACAATTTGGGAGGCTATCAAGCCCCTGGTCACGGACTCCAAGTTCAAGGAGTTCATGGCAGATATGGAAAAGGAGCGTCAGGCGATTGCTCTCCTGGACGCCGAGTTGGACGCAATGAAGCGTGAGCTGAAACCCGAAGTCCGGGCAGCCTTTTCTATACCGCCTGCACGCCGTCGTCGGGCATCTTTGGCTGCCCTGCGGTCTGCTCCTCCCCTGCCTACGTCCGACGCAACCATCGGAGATGCCGTCAGTGGACTTGTTGCCCTTGTCTCCGGCAAGCCGAAAACGCAGGGTGGTCGTCGTCGCCGGCACACCAAGACCAAAAAGGTGGCGGGTCGTCGTCGCCGCCATCACCGTCAGACAACTAAGCGGGCGAAATCATTTTAGGAGAGATATGCATCGCCTCCAATTCTTGGAGCCACAACTTGACAGCGTAAGGAATGGTCTTATCTTCCAGACCAGACTTTGCACCACACGACCTACACTCATAGAGATGATCCTTCTCATTGATTGTAGCGAGAGACCCGCATCCAGTACACACACCTGCATTGAAGGGATCGCTGACATCCATCAGCCGCTCCTTCGTGAACACAGCCGCACCGTGTGAGATGAAACAGTCCCGCTCCATCTCGCCCACACGCAGTCCACCATCGCGAGCCCGACCCTCACATGGCTGCCGGGTCAGGGACACAATGGGACCGCGTCCACGGGAATGAGCCTTGTCAATGACCATGTGCTTGAGACGCTGGTAGTGTGTGGTTCCCATGAAGATCTCTACCTCCATCATCTCGCCGGTCTGCCCGTTGTACATGATCTCGTTGCCGTATGGGTGGAGACCCAAGTTCGTCATGTGAACCTTGAGATCCTCCATTCCGAGATGGGAGTATGGGGTACCATCACCCAGGTTGCCTGTGCGGACACCGATACGACTGTACATCGTCTCCAGCAACTGGGCGATCGTCATGCGGGAGGGAATGGCGTGAGGATTCATGATGATATCGGGACGCAGTCCAGAAGCTGTGAAGGGCATATCGCACTCGTCCAGAATCATACCGCACGTACCCTTCTGCCCAGCACGCGAAGCGAACTTGTCACCGATCTGAGGCGTCCGCTCCGAAATCACCCTGACCTTGACGAATGGGTAGCCATCAGAGTTCTTATCCTGCCACACGCCATCAATACGAGCAGGCTCCGAGTTCTTGTGCGTCGTCGAGAGATCGCGGTAGAGGTATCCGTGAGGGTCAGACCGTAGGTTCACGACCTTGCCGATCACGACATCGTTCTCCTGGACAACAGCGTTCTTGATGGGAATGCCATTCTCCTGGATTGCGTGATACGACGTGTTCTTGTAACCCTTGGTGTTCTCGTGCCTGGCTTTGGAGAACCGCTCTTCCCGCCCGCTGGCTACATTGCGGTGCTCCTCGTCCTTGTACACCGTGTAGTAGTACCCCCGCATGAACCCACGCTTGAGGGAACCGCGGTTGAGGATCACGGAATCCTCCTGGTTATAGCCCGAGTAACACGCGATCGCGACAATGGCATTGCATCCGGACGGCATCTTGTGCATGTTCAGGATACTCATAATCTGAGTTTCCACGATCGGACGCTGGGGAGATGCCAAGAGGTATGCAGCTTTATCCAGCCGGCGATGATAGTTCGAGGCATACAACGTCATAGCCTGCTTTGCCATCGCAGACTGGTAAGCATTACGAGGGGACTGATTATGGTTCGACAATGGAATGATGGAAGCCATGTGACCGAGAATCATGTGCGGATGAATCTCGCAGTGGGTGTGCTCGGGCGTAACCTCGCCAGGGAACATCGCGATGCGAATGACCTCAGACTCGTTGGCATCGACGTACTCAACACACGACCGCACCCAGTCATCCCAGATATTGGACGCAGGCTTCGGCAGAAGCTTGCCGTCCACGACACGGAAGATCGGGCGAACAAGACGACCAGCATCCGTCTCGATCAGAATACGGTTCAGCATGATATTCCAGGCAATTGAAATGTGTGGGTGAATATCACCAGAATGCTTAGAAGCCTTGAGTTTGGCATGAACCTCCTTGGGCGAGTTGGTGTAAGCTACAATCACACCGTTGACTAGGATCGCTACCTGACCCGTCGTCCACATAGTTTCGATCCAGATGACTCCGTTGATTTCTTTGAGACGGTTCAGAACAACGAACGATGGGACATGTGATGAAACAGTAGACATCAGACTCATTGTTTTCACGATACCGACCGAATGTCCCTCTGGCGTCTCTACAGGGCACACGAAGCCCCACGATGATCCGTTGAGCTTGCGAGGAGCCAGGAGCTTTCCAGACTTTTCTACCGGCGTCTGGATACGGCGAATGTGGGAGAGTGTGGCGTTATAGGATAGACGATTGAGAACCTGGGACACACCTGATTTAGTGGCATTCGAGAGAGACGTGGATCCCGACGTCCCGAGACCTTGGACTGTGAAGTTACCCGTGGCAAGTGCCTGCTTCAACTTGCCTTCAATTGACGAAACCTTGAGAATCTTGTAGAGATTGGAAAGGACAAGGACATCCAGGGGCTTGCCAGACCGCTTCCAGTTATCGTTATTGATCTCGTGAACGAACTTTGAGCGGATATCTTTGCATACCTTCTGGAACAGTTGGCGGAAGAGATGGGTGAGGAGAGCACCCGTGGTTACCACCCGCTTGTTGGGGTAGGCATCGCGATCATCCTGGGGGATCTTGCCGTTGGCGGTATCCAGAAGCTTCTTGACCATACTGGCAATAATCTTCACCTTGCGAGCAATCAGAACCTCTGTCTCAAGGGTCTCTCCAGAGAGTGTTACGTGGGGGAGGAACTCGGTAAGGAGAAGGGCACGGACATGACCAGTTTTGTCTTCCATTGCTGGAGGATACTGTAGGTGGTGAGAGAGATACTCGATCGCATCCTGCTGGGAGAACACTCCGATATCCGCACACTCCTTAAACGAAGCTGCCAGGTAATCCTCGTCGTCCACATTGAGTAGACGATGGACATCACGATCCTTCGTAATTCCTAGGCATCGGAAGAACACCATCAGAGGAATATCCTCTCGGAAGCGAGGAATACAGATTGAGAGTGGATACCCCAGTCCGTTGAACTTTGCAGACACGCGGATCTCCAGCTTCTTGGGAGGCAGGGTAAAGCTCTCGTGAAGCGACTTCATTTCCACCGAGTGGGAGTGCTTTGTGGTCGCCTTCTTGTTGAGGAAGACCATGATACGGTTGTCTGCCACCTTCTCCTGCGACAGAATCACCCGTTCACCGCCGTGAACAATGAAGTAGCCCAGGGGATCTTGGGGGCACTCACCCAGCTCCTCCATCGACATGGGGTAGTCCTTGAGGACACACAGCGACGATCCCAGCATCACAGGAATCTTGCCGAGGGAAATACCTTCAAACAGCTTGGTCTCCTCTTTGAACTCCGTGAGATCGGCACCACTGTACGACCGAACCTTCAGCCGAATGTCCACGAACATCTGAGCAGAGTAGGTGAAATTGCGGATGCGGGCTTCGCACGGCAGCATCTGCTTCAGGCGTCCCGTAGCTTCCTGGATACGGGGCTTCATGTACGACACGTTGTCAAACGACAGCCTGAACTCATACTTGTACTTCTTCGTCGCCTCGTCCTGGTCGTGCCAGACTACGATGGGCGGAGTAGACCGAAGAATCAGCGGGAGTTTGTTACGAAGAAAGTCCTCATACGGTTCAACCTGCGATTCAGAGAAACGAGAAATACCCTGCTTGAAATATGCCCGGATAGCGTCCATCCTGTTCTTGTAGACACAGCGTCGCCGTAAGACATTTTATCCGTTTTCTATAAGAGGAAGAGTTATGGCTCCGGATCCTACAAAGTACAAGGTGAATAAAGTCCGAGGAGGAGGCGGTGATCTCATTATCAATGAGGCGACTGATCCCGCATTCAACGGTGAGGATAAATCGGTTACGGTGAGCACAATTACTGCCCCTCGTCCGCCGATGGGTATGCCGAGTGGTCCGGGAGGCGGTCGTCGCCGCAGGTCGTCTAAGACGTACCCCCGTGGTATTTTACGTAAGACCGCCAAGATCCGCCCGACCGGAAACCCATCAAAGGCTCCTCCGACACGTAAGAAGTCGATCAAGCTGATGACAGAAGGAGGAATCGAGAAGGCACGCAAGACTGCCAAGGCAAAGGCTGCTCGCATGGATATCGCGTTAATACGTAAGAAACTGATAGAGAAGAAGATTATCGGTGGGGAAAAGAAGGATATTCCCCCTGCCGTCCTTCGTACGTTATATGCCGACTCGGTCGGAGCCGGACTACTTTCTTAATGGTTGTATACAATGACAAAAGGCTGGGGTCCATTAGGATGGGCGACCCTCCACTCTGTATCCGCGTTGTACCCCGACAACCCATCCGCACTTGAACAGGAAATGTTCGCTCGATGGCTTGTTTCCTTTACTCAGACCATTCTCTGTCCAAGCTGTATGAAACACTTTTCCGACGCAGTAGCTGCGTACACATACATGAACCCAACGTGGAAATCAAGTCGCCGGGGTGTCGTAGAGTTCGTTATGCGTGCCCATAACTCGGTGAATTCTCGCAACCACCGGAAGATGTACACGTTCAATGAAAGTATTGCGGAACTGGAAACGATACTCCCCCCTGCATTAGCACCAGTTCGTCGTCAAGAGTACCTTGCTTATATACGTAACGATTGGATGAAGAATATGACGATGGAAGGCATTTCTACTGCCCCTAAGATCCGGGAACTCAATATGATCGAAGAGAACTACTGGTCTAAACGAACGTTTGAATGGTACGAACTATCTGTATTCTCCGACATCAATGTATCACCACTCGTGAACGCCTCATCGTCTTTGACAAATACTGGTGGTACTCTGATTCCGAGACTCAGTATGCCGCAGTCGGGGTTTAAACTCAAGACACTGGGAAGGATTGGACCGTTGTCAAATCTTCGGTCTTAATCGGAAGAGATATCCGAGGTTCGCATTCCCACTGAAATTTACGCATCCACGCTATCCGCGTATCTGTTTCCTCGTTGTAAAACTCATCGGGAAACATTGCACGCTTGTGTGCCCTGTGAAGCGACGCCCGGGGAAGAATAAACTGCAGTTGCTTCGTCACTGTAAAGTTGGGAGGGGTTCCAGACCACGTCGGAACCGACTCTTCGTACCGGACAATCTGTGAGACCAGAGGGGCTTCGGCGTACGGGTACACCCAATTCCAGTCCAGACACTCGTTTTCAAAGAAGTAGTGCAGCGTCCAATGAAACGTCTTCCAGAACGCGTGAACAACTTCACGGGTATCCTCTACACCATCCAGAATATGGAGATTGTACCGCTGCTCGAAATGCTTGGCGTCGGTCGACAGGATTGTGCGTTCTGCGTGATTCTGTCGTGCCCCAATCTTCTGCTGGTATACCTTGATTTCCTGTGTCGCCGCCGCCCTCAGGAAAGCTTGGCGTCCTGCCGCAGTCATCAAATTGGGGGATCCGGACTGGAGGTAGCATTCCACTGCCCGTTCGTGCCCGCCTTCACGCAGGGAAAACATCCCGAGCGGAGGCATGAAATCGTTACCGAAACACAGGACACAGAGTGCGACGTATCTCTGGGCGGGGATCGGAAGCACCCCAGCAAGGGCGTGGATAGACAGCACGGAAAATCCCTCGACCTTGGACTGGAAGCTCGGGTTCTCACGGAGGAGCCAGAGCTGGGGACAGAGAGCGGTCTGGGTCAGAGAAAGAAGAATGAGGTCGGCGTCGAGACCGTACACCACAGTATTTTGGCGTTGCGGGGCAGATAGAGTCTTCATCCACTCAAACAGTTTGTGCTCTCCCTCCCCTGGGAGATCGGTGGACGATACGACTGCATGTGGCAGCCGAGCCCTGACCGCCTGATCCAGCTCTTTCATATACGGGGTCCCCGGCGAGATCTGATTACGATCAAAGACAGGGGTACCCTCGGGGGTGCGGAAACGACGGTACCGTTGCTGGACAATTTTGCCGTACGGAACCAGACCGTCCATCGCGATGTACAAGAGTTTCGGCTGACACGTTTCGTCCAACAGCTTGAGAAGTGCTTCTACCACGCTCTCAATCGGTCGGGCATCATCCATGTAATTGTGGATCAAACAGTTGAAGTCTACAGCCAGGATATCCGGCTGGAGTTTTGCTCGAACGCGTGAGACAACATTCTTATGAGAACGGATGAGGCTGATGAAGTAGTATGGTATGCCCATTTATGTATATAAAATGTCTTACCCGAAAACAATTAGGATGACCGAAACAGTTTACTGGGCGATTGGAATCCTTGTCCTGGCTGGACTGGCTTATTTTGTTCTGTCTAAGGGACCCCTGCCTTCCGTCTCTCCTACCCCTGCACCTGGATGTGGCAAGTGCCCCAAAATGAACAAAACGAATGTGGAGCCGTGGCAATAAACCAAAGAATAACCAATAGGATGACACGAATCGCCGGAGTCCTCCAACTTACGAACAAGACGCGATACGGACTGACGTCTCGCAATGTGCCCATGTATCTCTTTAGCCCCCTTAACACGGTGTTCCCACAAATGGTGGTAGCCTCAGCCCACCGCGATCTCAAGAAGAACCTCCTCGTCGTCGCCGAAAAGATCAGCGACGAGAAGCTTCCCCGTGGACAGATCGTTGAAATCGTCGGAACGTGTGGCGATCCTCTGGCTGAGCGGAAGGCGATTCACATAGCCTATTCCCCCGATTACTGGACGAAGTTCCCTGCCGTAGTCCAGCCCGACTGTCTCCCCCCGATCCTTGACGTTCCCACCATCAATATTGACCCCCCCGGATGCATGGATATTGATGACTGTGTCTCGATTTGGACTGAGAACGGCACAACTCGAGTTGCTATCACCATCGCAGATGTTGCCGAGTGGGTCAAGGCAAATCCGTGGATGGCTCACGCCCAGAATATTGGGCAGTCATTCTATGACGGGGGTACGTCTGCCAGGAGTATGTTTCCCAAGACACTGGAGACTAGGATGTCGCTTCTGCCTGGCGAACGGAGGTTCGGGTATGCTCTCATATTCACCTGGACAGGGAGTATTCACGACGCCCACTTCAAAGAGGTCGTGATCATCAACAAGGCATCGTATACTTACGACAACTGCCGTCTTGCGACCGAGATTCCGATAGGTACTCTTCAAAAGATCTGTGAACATCTCGCGGGTCGGGCTCTTCCCGATACACATGATTGGGTCGCTGAACTGATGATCTTCTACAACAAACAGATGGCTGAGCAGCTTGTACGGATGGGCAAGGGTCTGCTTCGTCACCATACTGCTCCCGATGCCGAGAAGTTAGATAAGTATGAACGGCTCGGTCTGAATGCCCGGATGTTCGCATATGCGTCCGCAACCTATGAAGATGTCTCTCCCGATATTCAGCACTGGGGCTTCCAGACCCGGTACTGCCACGGAAGCTCTCCTATTCGGCGATGGGCAGATGTGGTGAACCAGATGACGATGAAAGGGATGCCTGTTCCCAATGCGAAAGAGGACTGTAATCGTCTCCAGACATTTGCCAAGAAGCATGCACGCGACCTGGCGTTCCTGGACATTCTCCAACGTTGCCTTGAAAATATCCAGGGGATCGTGGTCTCTCCTACGCGTATCTGGATCCCCGACTGGGATCGCCTAATTACGTGTGCAAACGATCTACCCGAAGGAACTCCGGTCACCGTCACGTATTTCCTAGACATGCAGCGACCCACCTGGAAACAGCGTATGGTGTTTCATATTAAAATCAAAACGGATACGTGATACTCCGAACAGACCAGACCTCAAAATGCCGAATATTCATGTGATGACGCTCAAATTCAATCTTGGCGACTACCCTTACGACTACGAACTGGAGATCTGGAAGAACACCCTCGAGTGCCGATACTATATTCGCGAGCACGCCGATGCTACCCCCCGAAACTTTGACCAGTTCTTGACGGTGGGTCAGACTCTGCGGTTCATTCATACCGGCAAGGCAGATAGAAACTATATGTGGAACGATATTGACTTCTTCAATGGCATTGCTTTCCAGAAGAAGATGATCCTGGATATGCGGTGGGAGGAGGTGGCAGATTCAGGGGCTATGCTTCCCCTGGAGCTGAACGTCACATTCCCCGATCGCCGGATCACCGCGTAAAATGTGTTTGTTAGAAGTATTGTGTATGTTTACAAGGGCAACGGTGGGAGAACCTGCTTTTTCTAATAATAGTAATCGTCTGGTGAAAGTTGCTGAAATCACCGTAAAAGATGTAGATCAAGAAGACCATTTTGTCGTTAGTTGTTTTACTGTCTCGGGGACACTGTTCATTGACGGCAGGTTTGCCCCTGCGGGTGCTACTACCATAGGAGCAAGTCTTAACTGGTTCCTAGGGGATATCGTGGGGGATATTGATATTGAAGAACTTTACTTTGAAAACTTTACCTATCCCGCTGGACGACCGGCTCATACTTGGGAGAAACGATCCTTCCTACATGGGCACTGGAAACAGTATGCCAAAAACAATATCCGTATCCGTCTCACGATACGTCTCGGAGATGATGAAAACGAATTGACTTATTGGAATACCTGACGAGACTCAAAGATGAACAACAACCGCCTTCCTCCACCTCCCATAGCTCCTGATGATTCCAATTTCTATTCGGACAACGACTACCTCGTCGGCGAATTTGATGATGAACGTGACGGGGATGTCATCTACGTTCGGTGGTCTGTTCGTCACAACCGAGCGTACATGTATTCTGTTCTTGATCGCCCTACTCAGTGGGTGGGGCAGGACTGGACGATTCGACAGACGATAGGAATTGGTTTGGGAATGTCGGTCAATTACCTGCCAACCATTATCGAGGGAGGTATACTCTACATCCACCGCGAAATGCTCAACGATAACGGCGACCCGACGCACCAGGATATTGAAGATCCCGATGAGATCGAGAACATACTGGATCGGAGGTGGGAGGATTATACCCCCAACCGCATCGTCGTATCTTTCTCGGCTGAGTAAGTAAGGAATAATGGACACTCGGAAGAAGTTTCGTGAACTTTCAAGGAAAGCACTGCTTCTTAACCGCTTAGAGAAACTGCATACCCAACGAAAAGCTCGGGAAGCTGCGAAAAAAGCAGTGGCCGTTGATCACGAAACGACTGCTTTTTTGCATAAGGCAATTGCGACCGCGAACAAGCGGGCGGCAACACATACACGGAAGGCCGGAAGGAGGATGAGGAGCCGTACTTACAGGCGTAAGTAGAGAGAGTCAGGGACCACCAAGCCCCGCACGAGATCCACCCGGATCTCACGCAGAGTTTCTAGGATCCCCAGGTTTTTCGTATATGTTGCCAGGGTAATCCACTCGTCCACGATATTGGCTGTTTTCAGAATAGCCTTCATGAAGTTGCCCTCGTACACTCCATACTCGGCACACAGAGCTCCCATCTCGTCCCCGCCCATCCAAAGGTAAACGATCTCTGTCCAGTAATTGTGAATCGTCCAATACTCTGGTCGGCTCTTGGGGTTCTCATGTTCATACAGATCCTGGGCAATCACGTGAACCGCCAAGAGAGCACTCTTGAGCGTATCGGGGACACGCAGACACGATACGGTAACGGGATCCTCTGTCTTCTCGCCCTCTACGAAACACGAGAGAAGAGCTACCATCTCGTTGCGGGGCAGTTCCCCGAACCGCCCAAACATCTTGGACATCACCAGAGGATTCCCCTCATTGATCTCCGATGCCATAACTCCCAACTCCGTCAACGTCTCGCCATCAGCATCAGCATACCCCAGACGTTGGAGGTTAACGAGAAATGGAACCTCGATCTTCTTGGTCGCCTCGATCTTCTCCTCCAGCCTCGCGATCTGCTCCCGATTCCTCTTGAACTCCTTGAAATCCTGCCACCCCTTCTCCCACTTGGGTCCCACGTGCTTGTTCTTCCACCCGTCCAGCAGAGCCTGGACCCGCTTCCGGTCAGCGTTCTGCGTCGCCCGGATCTGAGTCTCGTACATATCCCGCAGCTCAAACGCAGAGATATCCAGTCCAGTATACTTCTTCTGAAGCTCGAGGACTTCGGCTTTGTGTACTGCCAACTCACGCTGTCGCTGATCGTGCCAGTACGACTTCTCCATCATTCCCAGCCATCCCGTTGTCCCGTTCTGGAGACACTTCAGGAGAAAGTCGTAGTGGAAATCCATCCGTGATTCCAGAGACTGCTGTTTCCCTGTCATCATCGTCCGCACATCCTCTAGCGTCTCAGGCTTGCGATCGGGAAGGTAGTACACGAACCCCCGCGTATCCTTGCCACGCCGACCCGCCCGACCCGCCATCTGGATATACTCGTCCGTCCGCAGCATCCGCAGATCGCCCACGTCGTCATCGTACTTCCGGTAGCTCGTGAAGATCACCGTCTTGGTTGGCATGTTGATGCCTACCGCAAACGTCTCCGTCGCAAACAGAAGCTTGAGATGACCGCCGGCAAACAGCATCTCCACGATCTCTTTGAGCACCGGGAGCATCCCGCTGTGATGGAACGCCACACCTTTCATCAAGAGACCCAGCAGAGTATGATACTGCGGAATCATCTTGAGTTCGGGGTACCGAGACAGGTGGAAGTTCACGCGGTGCTTGATCACGGCACCCTCGGACGCGTCAATCAGGTTGGAGGTCACTTTGGACGCATACGCCTCGCAGTTCTTGCGGGAGAACACGAAGAACATCGCCGGCAACTTGTTTTCGTGGCGAAGAGTCTCCACCATCTCGTTCATCTGGTGCAGGAATCCATTAGAACGGATCTCGCGAGCGACAACAGGATCACCAGCAACCCGAGCTTTCACTGCATCCGAATGTTTCCTATTCGCATCATCGACGCCCTTGAGATACCGAAGGTACTCAGCATAGGCCTGGCCATTGAACTTGTCCTTCTCGTCCATGAGAAGCTTTTCCCGAACCCGGTGCTCAAGCGGAACTACCCGGTACTGTGTCGAGATAAGATGTGTCGGAACCTGCTTCATTTCACCGATCCACTGAGCAAAGACGTCTGGACTTTCAATTGTCGCCGAAAGCAGGACGAGCCGAATACTGGGTGGCAGGAGAATCAGGCACTCTTCCCATACCTTTCCCCGGGCGGGATCATTGAAGTAGTGGACTTCGTCGAAGACGATCGCATCAACACCGTCTAGCGAGAGAGCCGCCGTACTTCCAATGTGTTCCGTAGACGAGCCGATCTTGAAGAGGAGATTCCGCAGAATCTCGGTGGTCATGACCACCACCTCCGCCTGGGGCTTGAACTTGACGTCGCCCGTCATGATCCCTACCTTCCCGGGGTAGAGGATAGAGAGATCGTGGAATTTTTGGTTTGATAGAGACTTGATCGGGGTAGTATAGAACACTCGCCCGCCGTTGTTGAGGGAGAACTCGATCTGGTACTCGCCCACCAACGTCTTTCCACTGCCCGTCTTGGCGGTGACCAGGACGTTCTCGCGAGCCTGGATAGCGGCGACAGCACATTTCTGAAAGGGATCCAGAGGAAACGTGTAGTTCGTTTCAACCTCGGGAGCCTGGGACGTATCTGCAATTCGTAACATTCTTGTTCTTGTTCTGTTTGTCTGCTTCATACTCCATAAATTCGTTTTAGCGGTTTAGAAGAGGGTCGGGGGCATGCGTTTGCAGTACGATCCGCTCGAAAAGTAGTACAGGAAGAACCAGGGACCTAGTGCCAGAGCAATCACGAGACCCATGATCTTTTCTCCAGTCGATCCAGAGTATCCGAAGCAGATGAGAGATAGGATAAACCCTACAAGTCCAAAAGTAAACCACAGGATAGCGAACGCAAAAATCAGAACGGTTTTCACATCCCAATTTCCAGTCGGAAGTGCAGGGACGGCGTTGGCTAGTGCAGTGGCAGCCGAGGTTGTGGGCATCTTGGCAGCAGGAGAATCGGGGGGCAGAGACACAGCTGCTTTCGGATCGGTCGGGACAGCACCAGCAGGAGCAGCAGGGGTAGACGCAGATGATCCTGTCATTATATTTTACCGAAGAATTTCAATCGTGCCTGTCGGACATCTTCGTCCGTCTTGGGTGCAGGAGCCTGAGACGGAGCGTCGTCTACTTTATGTCCTTCCACTCCGCACATGGAAATCCACTGCTCCTTTGAAATGCCTTGGAGAGTCTTCAAACAAATGGAGAGATCTTTCTTGGACTTCTTACCCATATGCCGCACAAACGAGCAGTTGGTCATGACCACATACTTCTCCCAGGGACCCGTTCGCATACACAGGGCGTAGAACGTAGACAGGGCTTTCCACGTCACAATCTTCGTTTTCGTCTCCTGCTTCTTGTACTTACACTGCACCGCCGAATACAGCTTGCCCTTCCTTGCGACAATATCAATTCCCACGTCAGGCCGCTTCATTCCTAATTCTGCTAAGATCGTATCGGGGACGTCGGCTAAGAGCCACACGTCGTCGTATCCTCTGATATGTTTGAGGTAGAGCACACAGAAGTCTTCGAAGATATCGCCCCGAACCTTCTTGTTGTCCCGCGTCCGCATTTCCGTGAAGCTGTGTGCCGGTTCATTGTAGAATTTCTGGCACTCGGCTTCAAACGTGTCCCAGAGATTCTTGTTGTCCTTGTTCTCGAGAAAGATAGTGTGGAGTAGTCTGTTCATGATCGAATGCTCCAAACCAAAAATAGACAACGGCGATCCATTTTCACCTGTATATATAATGGCAGTATACGAACTAGGCGACGGGAAGTTTGTGCCCAACCAACTTATCAAGGACTCCGAAATCACGATTACGGCGGATTTACCCCGGGAGCTTACCAAACAGGGAAAATTCAAGTCCAACAGGATAGTGAACCTTGCGGCTGGGGGCACATATATCATCAGGGCTGGGACACAGTTCTCTATCTATAACGGACGTTCGCTGTTCTTACGCCGAGGAGGAGCTCGGAAGACTCGGTCACGGACTCGGAGGGTTCGTCTAACTCTTCGTCGCCGCAAACACCGAACGGGCAAGTGAATGAACATCCTCTTCCGTGATGTTGGCGATTGTCTGTGCGACACCGCACAGTCCAGCATGAATATCCATCCACCGCTCGTCATTCCACGGAACTTCGGTGGTACGAGGAGGACGACCCGGGAAGTTCTCAAGAAGAACGCCGTCCTTCTCGCCCTTCATGAACATATAGCACCGCAGCTGGATGAAATCATAGGCTGGCGGCGTCGTCCAGAACCGTTTGCGATTCTTGGTCTCCACAACCTTCCCATCCTGCATCCCATCCAGGTATCCGATGAGGCGATAAGAATCAGACTCAAACTCTACGAATGTATTGCGATCCGTCACTTCCTTGCCCGTGGCTGCCGCATGATTGTTCTCCGCCTTATCCTCCAGCCGAGTTCCCCGTCGCTTCTGGATCTCTGATGCCAGAGCCTGGTGCTCCTGCGTCTGCTCGATCTTAGCAGCCACCTCTGGGTTCACACACAGAAGAGCCGTCTCCGTCGCAACATCCATCTGACCTGAAATCACTCGGGCTACTGCCTCCTGAAGTGCCGGAGTTGTAGGTGCCCTCTTACCCTCCAGTGTTTCCTGAACAACCTGGCGGATATGCGTCTGCTTGAACGTTGAGATCGCCTTCTCTACCTGGTAATCGGTGGTCGCAGCACATGCAGCATCCACCGACTCCCACATAGCCTTGAGAGCTGAACCGCTCGCCTGTGCTACAATCTCGTTATCCGTCTTAGCACCCATAGTCTCCTTAACACCCAGAATCACTGACTTGAACTTGGGCATCGTAGTAAGAACCTTGAGGAGCGATTCATTCTTGCTACGGTAGGGATTCAGTCCGAGTAGAGATGCGACATCGGAGGCTGAGAAACGCGGCTTCATTTTGTGTTGTTGTCAAACTCGGCTGTAAGTCGTTCCGTTTTTATATAAACATCTGGACGTAAGACGGACCAGCACCATTATTTGCCGATGAAATTGCCATGAATGCGGCATCGCACTCTGGATTAGAAGCCCGTGCCATACCCTGGGGCTCTGGTCCGAAGTCGGCGGTTAGTCGATCAACCCTGCTCTTCACAAGGCGGGCTTCGTCAGAATCTTCCCTCTCGAACCACGGAGAGTCCCGCCAGTAAGACTTCAGTACAGACAGTTCAGAGGCGTGTGTAATATTTACGTGGTCATCAAACTGCCGTTGTTTAATATCACCATTGAACATGTTATTCTCCCAGAATATGTACTTTTTGTAAACGCGTTCTCCCCCAACTAGATATGCTTCGCGGTTACTAGACGTTGAGTTCTTGGCAACTATTGTCACGTACATGTTTTTGGGTGTCCAGATCTCATTGTTAATAGCCGAGACGAGCTCAGGAGACGCTAAGAAATCAGCATCCCACTTAAATACCCAGGGGTACTTCGCCTGACGGATCCACCAATTGTAATATGTGACGACACTGTGCTTTGAATTCTCGTCCGTTGCGAGTGTTTCGTATCCGGGTCGTGAGATCTCCACGTCGTAGGTCATTATCCGAATATTTGGATTCTCACCTGCAAGGCGTTCGGCGATCTGAGCACTTCCATCTTTACACAGGTGGAGAATGAGGACAATTTCGTGGGGAACAGTAATCTGTGACAGAGACCGAATGCTCTGTTCAAGCACTGCCTCTTCGTTGCGTATACGTACGATGAATGATATACCATTATTCTCCATTTACGTATGACGTGAATACAGTATGTAAATGCCAATACGCCTACATATTCTCGGACTTCCTCACACAGTGACACACAATGATTTTAGTCATTGTGCGTACACCGGAAAGGTCCTGCGGTTTCCTCGCATGATGATGTCTCGGGGATTTGAGGTCTACCATTATGGCGTAGAGGGATCTGCGACGGAGGCGACGAAGCAGGTAGATGTCCTGAGTCGCGAGGAGTGGGATCTCCTGCGTATCATGTCTTACCGGTTCCTCCACCCAGAGAAAACCAAGGAGGAGGCGGTAAAGCATCTAACAGATCATAGTTCGTTCATTGGAGACCTGGGAAACTGGTCTACTCCACTCTACCGTGAATTTAATGCCCGTCTTCGCCCTCTCCTTGTCGCAAATTACCGAAGCACGGAAACCGATATTGTGTGCCTGCCATTTGGCGTGTCGCACGATGCGGCTCTCGACGGTCTCAATTTTGTTGTGTGTGAGACCGGTATCGGATACAATGACTCTACGCGGAACTACCGAATCTTCGAGAGTTATGCATGGCTCCACCAAGTTCTTGGTGTCGAAAAGAAGTGGGGACACAACTACTGGTTCGTCATTCAGAATTACTTTGATTCAATGGAATGGCCGCTTTCGCTCACGCCAAAGATCAATACGGTCGGGTTCCTTGGTCGTATCTACGACGGCAAGGGCTGTAATGTGATTGTAGAAATTGCCAAGCGTATGCCACATGTACGTTTCATTCTGTGTGGTCAGGGAAACCCCACGCAATTTCTAACCCATCCAAACATCGTCTACAAGCCACCCATCAGCGGTCTAGAGCGAGGAGAGTACCTTGGATCGCTTCAGGCACTTCTTGCACCCACAATGTTCGTTGAGCCCTTTTGCGGCGTGGTTGTAGAAGCTCAGTTGTGCGGAACGCCCGCACTCTCTGTGGATTACGGAGCCCAAACAGAAACGATTGAACCGTTCAAGACGGGTTTGAACTGCCACACGCTCCAGGAGTTCTGTATGGGGGTTCAGATGGCAATAGACGGAAAGTTCGACCGAAAGTATATCCGTGAGCGTGCGGTAAGGTTGTATGACATGTTCAACGTCGCACACAAGTATGAGTACGTCTTCAATACAATCATGGATGTTCATATCCCTGGAAAGAACGGATGGTATTCTCCCGAGTGCCATCTACGCCCAGTCACCGACCTTCCGTTCACATTCTATATCAATCTCGATTCTCGAGAGGATCGCCGAACCTCCATTGAAAAGGAGCTTTCGTGCGTAGGATTCCCCCATGATCGTTTTCCGGCAATTAAGTACGATCCTCCGCAGGTTGGTTGCTCGATGTCTCATCTCCGATGCCTGGAACTCGCGAAGGAGCGGAATCTTCCAAGCGTTCTGATTGTTGAGGACGATCTTGTATGGACAAAGAAGTCGCATGAGATACGAGCAGCTCTTGAAAGTCTAGAGCATATCGACTACAATGTAGCTGTCTTGGCTCCTGGGTTTACGGATGGGTCAGAAGCCACACGTGTCAACGATATGTTTGTCACGGGAACAACGTGCCAGACAGCTTTGGCGTATATTTGCAAGCGGGAGTACTACGACACGCTGATCGAGAATTTCAAGGAGGCAATTGAACTGTTCAAGTCTGGAAAGGACTACCATGAATATGCGATTGATCAGCACTGGAAGCGTCTACAGACGAAGGGGTGGGTGTTTGCGTACCCTATTCTCGGAAAGCAGCGTCCGGGGCACAGCGATATCCTCGGGTCTGAACAGGTCTACGAATACAACGCACAACTTAAGATTGTTGCTAATGAATAAGAATGAATATCCTCGCGATAGCAACTGCGACTGTATGGATGGACTTTCTCTTTGTGATGTTCACGAAGAAAGTGTATCTCCTGAACTCGATGTTGACGGTGTGGTACGGAAAGTATCGCCTGATTGCCGTCCTTCTCGACTGTCTCTCTTTGATGCTGGCGATTATGCTGGCGTTCTTCACTGTCCCTGGCGGATCACCTCTCACAGTTACAGCCGTGGTCCTGCTCTACCAGATTCTTCACGATATTCTGTTGTATACATTTGTGATTACTCCACTCCCCAACGGAGAGAACGAGATCATCGACCTGTTCCGGACGTACGTGAACCGCGGAGGAGTGGGACCACTCATCGGTGATTCGGTGTTGATTTTATCTATCATGGGTCTGTTCTATGCCATTCGCAAGATTCCGACAGAGATCCAGATCTTCAACCTCCTACTCGGTATCTATGCCGTGACCTATTCCGTCTACTCTTGATCCTTCGCCCAAGACTTTGCGAACGTATGTGTTGCGAACGCGTGGGGGAAATAATCATTCCAGTAGAGGTAGTGAGGTGGTAGAAGGAGGTACTTCTCTCCTGTCCTAGGAGCAACACGCACAGCTTCTCCCAAAAGACGAGGACCCGTTACCAGGTGGATTTCCCGAGTATTCACTAGAATCGTATAGCATAATTCACACGCAGTCTGCATAATTGGATGGTGGGGGGTCATAGCAAAAAAAGCATTGGCAATAAACGCCCAACTTATATCAAGTTCGTGACAGAGTATTGCGTCTGCACTCGTATGAACAATGAGATCCTCGAACGACCGTTTCGGAATAAAGTCGGTATCAACATAGATTCCGCCGTACTTCTCAATAATATGGTATCGCATAATATCTGCTTTCTGGGCTCCCATCCATGCATATCCTATAAGCGTAACTATGGGCTCTGGAAATTCACCTGTGTGGATATCTTCGTTTGTCCACAGACGTACTGTCCAGGTTGGCATAAGTTCCTTCCATTTTTGGATATATAGATCAACGTAATCTGGACGCGGCTTATCTCCAACCCAAATTAAGTGAAGCAGACGAGGTATCTTTGGAGTGTGTGCAACTGGAAACATATGATCTGCCGGAAGACAGTTCATATGTTGAAGAAGTTCTTGTGGATCCATTATGTGTTTTCATATCCACAGATCTTTAAATACTCTGAATGAACTCCCACTGCAAGTACTCACAAATCTTCTTCCAGATCGTGTCGTGCTGAATCAGACGATCACGGGATTTGAGAAGCGGGAAGTGGACCTTGTACTCGTCCAGCTCCAGCAGCTCCAGGAATTTGTAAATAATGTAAGAATACGACAGGAAGTTTCGGCGTTCGTCAGGGCAGTAGAGAAGGTAGGGTGCCTGAACCTCCTGGAACATCGCACGAATCTTGTCCTCGATCTCTGGCGTGATCGTAGGAGGAGGATTGCCGTTCAGCCTAGAGAGAATGTGAGCCGCATGCTCGTAGTACCGGTTCCGACCCAGTTTCTTCAAGATCTCGCGGATATTCTGTTCGGTCAGGAGAGCGATATTATCTATGCGTCGCTTTTTGATTTCGCAGATGACTTCGTTCATAACATCGTCGGGGATCTCAGTGCTCTCCTTCGCCTGAAACTGGTTCAGGATCTCGTTCAAGTGATTCTGCTTTTTGTAGGCGTAATTGTTCCGCTCCTTAGGGGGATCGCGGAAACTGGGGAAGTCGGACACTACGAGGGCATACTCTTCCGACCCGCACTTGGGGCAGACCAGGATACCTTCGGATGTGATCTCTTCGCGGGGGATATTGCAGGGGGCACAGTGCTCCGCCATCTTCTTGATATTGTCCGCGTTCTCGGCGATGTTCAGACCGTTTGACAGACCGCGACGAGAAAGGTACTCGTCAAACATCTTCTTCTTGGACGGACCTGCCGATGTCTCAGTAACCGAAAACAGTTTGTCAAATGTCCCCGGAATCCGCGATCCAAAATCGACTTTGGATGTGGTCTTCTTTCCAGGTGGAGCGTAGTAATCTAGCATGAGATCACCGCTGTCCATGTAATACTGCTGAATATCCCGCTTTTCGCGTACATTCTCAATAGTTTTTGCTAGAGCATCGCGTTCACCTTGCAGCTTTGATTGACGCATGACATCGTCGAATTCGAACGGGCTGAACGGTCCTTTCAATTCTTTATCAAGCTCTGCTAACTTCATCTCCAACACTCGCACCGATTCATCAGACGAACCAGTGTGGAGCTCATCCACGTACTTCTCGTGCAGAGAATCTAGAGTACCAATCTGATCTCTACATCCTTTAGATCCACTACCATCTCGAGTCTTCTTCACCTTGAATACATCCGAGGACATCGACTATCTTATTGTCCTCTCGGGATTCTTCCGTAAGTTATTTCATCAATATGTATCCGATAAATACCATAACTGCTGCACCGAGAGTAAGATATGAGACCGGGTCAATGTAGTCAACTGGCATGGGAGCTTGGTACAGGTTTTCCTGAAAGTTCGCATACTTCTCGCCAGACGCGTTCACCCCTTTGACAGGATCTTTGCTCGCACTTGCCGCTGGCTTTGGCATCTTTTCCGCCGCCTTCTTATCAGCCGCATCCTTGGCAGCCTTCTCTGCTGCCTTCTTTTCAGAGTCAATCATTGCCATCAGAGACGATGTCTCTGACGCCGTAGCGGCACGACAAGGGGTAATATTGAACTCCAGTGACGGCGATATAAACCGAGTCTGGGTTCCTTGGTATACTCCAGTCTGTATATCGGTGACGGGGCAGGTATACGCTATACATGGCGGCACTCCGTCAAGTACCAGACCGTTCATGAGTTTGAGTGGGTTCATAGCCGCAATATCGCCACCCATCGCAGGAATAATGCCGTCAAACCCGCTTCCCGACACCGCTTTGGAAAAACTGGGACCAAGAACCGCCGCTGCGTCGTCCATGCCCATACGGTTGTTCGTATAAGAGTACCGCGGAACAACCGGACCGTCTCCTTTATCGTTACCCTTATCGTCCTTGGTTCCAGGGGTACGGCACATACCACCTGTATCCTTGAAAAACTGATTTCCAGATTTGGGACCTGTAATAAGATTATCGACGTATGTTTTTATCGCATTCGCGTTGGTTCCCACCTGGTCCATCGTCCCTGCGTCGCCAACATTTAACTTGGCGGGAGACTGGACGGTCTGGAGATAATCGTAGGACGGACCAAGGGCCTGGTCGAGAACAGCATTTCCAGCTGCCATAGGATCGTCATTGGCAGATGTGATCGCGGACTGAACGGACGCCCACATACCTTACTACTTATTCTTTCCGCGAGATCCAAATTCTTCCAGTTGTTCTACGAAGCTTGGGTTCGTCATGACGCACGGTCGTTGCTTTGCCATGACCTCGACCACCTTCTCCATCGGGATCCCGAACCGTTTGTGTAGGTATGCAGCCAGAAGGGTAGCCGACCTATTCATTCCTGCCTGGCAGTGGACGTAGACGCACCGACACCCTGGATCCCGCAGGAAGATGTCCATGACCTTCTCAAAGGTATCGTAGTAGTCCCGAATGAGCGGGAATCCCACGACATCATCGGCTCCTAGGGAAATGTACCGACTCGGACCGACATGAGTCGACGCCCAAGCGGGACAGGCAGACTTCTCTGCACAGTTGAGTATGTGTGTAACCCGATGGTTACGAACGAACCTGGGGGTCAGGTGAATCCCAGGACCAAGAAGAATGCGATCAAACACAGCTGCGATTGGATCGTATACGGGTCCGCGAGATCGGTGGCGATTCTTATCTAAGATCGCCTGGAGCATCTATACTTACTATTCTTTCAAGACATAAACCGTTCCGATTTATACTAGACGAGCGGTTGGAGGATGACCTGAAGAATGTACACGAGAACAACTCCCAGACCGCCAAGGCATGCTGCACCGGTGAGTGAGACGACACCCGAACCGCCGTAAGCGTTCGGAATGTAGCGGAGAAACAGGGATTGTACGGGGGTGAGTGAGATCACAAAGATCGCACCGAAGATAGCAACGTAAGTCATAATAGACTTCAGGACGCTCTTGGCGGCACCGGGATGCATCGGGGCAACCTGCGTCGGCGGAGGAGGAGTGTAAATAGCTGCTGACGTCCCAGGTGTGATCATTTGAGGGTAGGTAGTGGCAGATGGCAGAGCCATCGCCGGCTGCTGAGATCCTCCCGGGGGCATCAGTTGGTCTAGAGGGGTAGCGTCCATTTGTATATGTATTAGAGCGAAACTCTCGCTGCCGGGCATGACGCATCATCCACCCGGAAACGGTAGCACTTGCCATCTACGCGTGTCACCATCTCCCGAATCTTTCCCGGCGGAATAGCAGACACATCGATTTCTGACTGCTGGCGGTGAAACATAAGGACAGCGAGCCCCAGCCCTACAACAAACGAAAAGAAGAAATTAGCTTCGGGTTTCTTTAGAACTGCTGCGACGTTCATTGCTTACATGTTAAGAAAATCAATACCGTCAGTGCACTGAACAGGATACGCTACCGCTCGGAAACATCCGTTCTCTACGTCTGCGTTCCTGAATACAATAGACGGGTTATGGATATCCGGGACAAGTTTATGCTTCGTCTGTGGCGGCACGAAGATGGTTGTCACAATCATACCGACTAGAAATCCCCCAAAAACCCAGAGGATGTTAAACATCAGTTGTTATAAGCCGAGAGTTTTGTAGACACGGTCAAGGGTTTCTAGATGGTCTCCGCTCCAGGTCATAATGAGTTTTCCAGGAGGAGTGGATATCGGACCGCCAAAGTACACGAAGAGAGTGGCAATATAAAAGAATGATTTTTGGTTATCAACCCACACAATCCGATCGTCGTCTATTGCTCCAACTATCTCCATGAATTCTGAACGTTGGTTGGGGTATCCGCCGACGAGAACCACAAACATCCTGTTTCTTCTTTATATTTACCGCTTCCGAGTTAAACGTGATACAGGGGTACGTTTCCGCTTAAGTGTCCGACGACGCTCATGCCCGCCTACCTTCTCCTGCGGGTAATTCAGCTCGAACTCGAATCGGAACGTCGGTCCAGTTGGGCGAGCTCCACCCTTCTTTTGCTTGACGAGTGTTGACCCGTACTTGAACTTGTCGATGGAGATAAACACGGTATCTCCGCCCATCTTGCGTTCAATCGGAATCTCCCAGTCTCCTCCGCCAGCGTTCCATCCTGTTCCCTTGGCGGCACTAGACTTCACGAACTCGTGAGATGGGAACTGGAGAGTGAAGGTCTGTCCCTGATGGTTCTTCTTGACGTCGGAGATATAGGATGTCAAACGCTTATCCTTGAATGCTTCCTCCACATTGTCATCATTGAGAAGTTTGAGATTGAGTTCTGTATCCACACTCCTGATGAAGTTGGTGACTGCGTCCCGGAATGTCGTCTCAAAGTTCTCGTCGATAGTGCCCGTGATATTCGTGGTGGCAGGAGCCACCGGGGGAGCAGCGAGTTCGGTGACGGGGGCAGTGTACCTAGATCTACGAGGAGCGAACGCGTCAAGCGATGTCATGACGCCCGCATCTATGGCGACGGTGGGTGCAGGGACGGCTGTTCCAGTGGTAGCGGGAGCAGGAGCTGCAGCAGGAGCAGGAGCAGGAGCTGGAGCGGCGGGAGCTACGTTCGGATTGAAGGCGTCTAGGGAAGCAGCGACCTCGGGAGCTATAGCGGGAGCTGGGACAGGAGGGACAACTTCACCCTGGACTAGGGGGGTATTGAAGACGGGGGCAACGGGGGATCCGAGAGTTCCGCGTTCAGTCAACAATCCTAGGCGTTCTTCGGCGGCTGCACGTGCAGCTAGACCTTCGGGGGTGGGAGCAAGAGGGTTCACGAGCTGAAGAGGAGCAGGAGCAGGAGCGGGAGCAGGAGCAGGAGCGGGGGCGGGAGAGGGAGCGGGAGCGGGAGCCTCCTCTGTATTCTGCTGAATGAGGGAACGAGATGCACTTGCAGAATTGGGTAGACGCTGTCCTTCCGGTGTACCACGCATTGGATTGGTAGCGACGAGACTACGACTGGCTTCCTGGTGCTGTAGAGCCGTATTCACCGGAGGCTGAGGAGCGTTTGCTGGAGCCGCTGCCTGTCCAGCCATTGCACCAACTGCTCCGGGAGCGACCGAAACCGGCTTGGGCGAGACATACCGGGGATCCTTCGTCGCCTTACGGACTTCCTCCAAATTTGCAGCCGAAGCAGCTAAACCTTCATCAACCTTCTGTTCGTCCTTTGCCCAGAGTGCGAGATCTGCGTCTGCTTCGGTGGCATCAGCCTTAGCCTTGATTAGATCCTTGGCTATCTGAACCGATGTCTTAGCCAGAGCCTCCTTCCTCTTATTCGTTGACTTATCGCCCTTGGCAACTTCCTTGTCCAGGGTATCCTTAGCAGCAGCCGCGTCCTTCTCTAGTTTCGCGACCTTGTCGTTCGCCGCCTTTGCAGCGTCCCTGTTCTCCTTTAGTGTGGACTTGTACTTGCCGTGTGCCTTCTTCACCCGCTCGTGATCCTTCTCGGCTGCATCCAGTACCTTCTTTGCAGTCGCTTCCCACTTCTTCTTGACATCGGCTGCCATCTTCTTCATTTGTTGGGCTTCATTGATGAGCTGTAGCCGCCGCTGGGGTGACACATCTCCCGCTCCAGCAATATCTGCCTCAGCCCTGTCACGCCTAGCCTCTATCCTGATAAGATCCGATGCCTGCTGGGACATATTTCGTACCAACTGCTCGTTCTCACTGATCTTCTCTTGAGGTGGGGGAGGAGACGCAGACCGAGCGGCTAAAGATGCTACGTCCGCAGGGGTGGCACCTACTTCCGTGGTGAAAGGAGACGGGAGTTCGGGAGGTGGTGGGGGCGAAGAACTACGAGCAGCCATGGCTCCTACAGCATCGGGGTTGATATTTACTTCTGTTGACGTAGCCGGAGCAGCCGGAGCCGGAGCCGGAGCTGTGGGCGGAGCAGCCGGAGCCGTGGGCGGAGGAGCAGGAGCAGGGGCAAGTACTGGGGTCTCAGGTGGCACCACTGGCACCACAATGGTTCCCACCGGAGCGGCTCCAAGTGTTCCAGTAAGTACCGATACCATCTCAAATCCCCTCTGTAATGTGATATCTCCGCGTCCCTTGATCTTTGCAACGACAGGCGATACCAGAAAACCGTGAAGAGCGACACGGTGATCTTTCTTTCCAACTGGTCCTACGTAAAAATTATTGAATGCCGAGGAAGAAGGGCTGAATGTGATTTCGGGAATTGAGCTCTTGAGATTGAATGTGATCGCCTGTTCGGACGGCACATCGCGGGGTTTCAGAAGGGGGCTGGTAGGTGGGAGAATTGTGGGAGACGACGATGAAACAACCTTGGGATCATCCAGAAATTTCTCGACATCGGACGCAAAGTGAAAGAGCGGGATTTCCATGTCGGAGTACGCTCCCACAATCGTCTCATCTGGCTTGACAGTTGTACCGTCTCCACGCTTGAGCACCTTCTTTTCGGCACGAGTACGTTCGCGTGAAGCAGTCTTTATTGATTCAATTTTGGGAGTGGCACTGTCAGAGCCCATAAGCTGCATGGACGGCTTGAGAACGTCTCCATCGCGTGACAGAACAAAGTGGTGGGCAATCACATCGGGAGGCGTGACGTTGTCAGTTAAGTGTATAAATCCGAAATCGTCACCGACTGGCGGGGTTCCAGGTGCCACTGGAGCAGGGTTCTCGGATGGAGTGGGAGAAGCTGGAGCTGGAGCTGGAGCTGGAGCTGGAGCTGGAGCTGGAGCTGGAGCTGCCTCTGACGGTTTCGGAACATCTTTATGGAAGTTCTTGGCAATCTTGATGGCTTCATCGTAGGGCAGAGAATACTCTCCAGCGGGACCATGCACGGTCTCAAAGTGGTTCTGGTTATCGTTGTAGAGGACGTATACTGGTTCCCCCGCCTTTCCTTCCAGAACACTTGCCTCCTTCTGTCCCGGGAGTTTCTCGTCGGTCTTCAGAATACCTGCCTGCGTCGCCCCCGAAGTCTTAGCCACAATCAAAAAGTTGAGACCATGCTGCTTGGCGAACTTCTCAAGCTCGGGTGTCTCAAGGTATGTCTGATTCGCAGCAATACGCTTGGCTTCTTCGTCTGTAAGTCCCTCGGTCTTGGAAAAAAGACCATCGCGTCGGAAGTTGGATGCGATCGCGTTTCGCACCCCCAGAGGCTGCTTACGGAAGGTCGGGCTGATCGCAGCAAGCATTGAATGAATGAGGCAGTCAAAGTCCGTAGAGGGCACATTTACGCGGGACCATCCCGTAAGTTCAGGAGGAAACTCTAGTTTAGCTACATCGGTCATCGTATCGGCAGGCTGAGTATCCAGACCTGGCTGGCTCATTACGGACTTCTCGATCTCGGCAGCACCCGACGCTGCCGCTACATCTGATTTCGCGGTCTCAGCCACGGCCTTCTTAGCCTTCGCAGCACGAGCCTTCAAGTTCTCGATTCCCATAGCACCTGTAGCAGGGAGAGCCTTAGATATATCGGAATCAGAGTTTCGACGTGAAGCCACAGCTTTCTTAGCACGTTTTGCTCGAATACCAAGATTCTGAGAAGCAGCAGCCGCAGTTAGAGATATTTTGGCACCGCCTTCACTCATTATACTTGGGTAAGAAATGAGGTCGGTGGCGTTTTCGGTAATTCGCAATGTGGAGTTTGGCACCGCAGTAGTATGCCCTGTAGCACTCTACTGCATCTCCCGCCTCCTTGAACTCTGGGGGCATGGCACATCGCGGCGGTGTCATTCCTTTGGACGCCAGACCAGAAGGGTAGACTGCTGCCAGCCAGTCAAGGTGCTTCTCGCAGGCGTGGATGCGATCGGAACCGTAGCGGTATGCATACTCCGCGAGGAGTTCCCGAGTCAGCTGAATGAGCCACCGATAATTATCGAGTGATTCGCACAGCCAAATTTCAGAGGGGTGTTTGCGGTGAGTGGGTTTGTATCCGCCCCCTGGGGCACAGTCAATGTAAGGCGGAGGAGCGGGGTCGGAATGGATCCAGTGGCAGGTGTAGAGCAGTTGACAAGATTCCACAATCATCTTGACAACATGTTTATCACAGTGATACTTGGCACATTTGCGGGGATTCCAATGGAGGAAGAAGATGTTCATTTTAGGATGATCTTAAGCTGTCTTGCTCTCTGTTGAATTCGTTTTGGTGGGAATGGGTGCCGGGGCAGGTGCAGGTGCAGGTGCAGGTGCCGGGGCAGGTGCAGGTGTGACAATCTCGGTGAAACGAGTCTCAGACTTGTCTTTGGGGAGACCACGATAGACCATATCAAGCTTCAGTTTTAGTAAGTCAGTACGACGCGATGGCATTCCGATTATTACATATCAATACGATTTCGCACTGCGTTGTGGAACGAGTTTTCCTTGAACGGAATGTCTTTGCGTGTCGCTTCGGCTTCAATAATGTATTTGGTTGACGTATACTGCGTGGACAGAAAGAAGATAAACACCCCTGCGACGAGAAGGAAGATGAGGACGTTGAACCACCAAGATCCGTGGAGATTCTGGATGTTTTTGGATTGGAGAAGATTATTTTGAACGCGAAGAAGCGTGCTATCGTCAACGAGACGCATAATTGTTTTTCCGCTATACATAATGATCGCCGCTTTAACCGCTGGATCCGCAGTCTGCTGTTTCGGTGTAGCGTATGCCAGCCATATGATGCTCCCAGTGAAACCCGTAACCCCCGCGGAAATTCTTAAAAACCAGTCGACATTGAATACCGTAAACTTACTCACATTCAATGAACTGAAAGATCGCCCTCTTCAGGAACTCATCAATGCATACACGTCCGGACGTGCAAATCTCCAGGACGTCATGATGGTCACCGCCGAGCGTTCCACTCTGAACCAATCCTACGTCGCCATCGCCAAAAAGATTCCGACGCTCCCCGCCGAGTCAACAGAACGGGGACAGTACGAGTTTCTCAAAAAGGCGGCAGACGACCATTTCACCGGATTTATTCCTCCTCCAGCTCCGCCCACGGCTCCGACTCCTCCGCCCACGGCTCCGACTCCTCCGCCAGCGGCTACGCCTCCGACTCCCCAGACCCCGCTTTTGCCAGCGGCATCGAGTCGCGAGCTGTCGTTTTCTCCTGTTCACGCACGCACTCCAGCAAGACAGACACCCAGGGGTGGACGTCACCGACGATCTTCAGTCTCCGAATAGACCCCGGATTCGCCACAATCGCACGCACAATCTCTAGTTGCTCTAGATGCGTAGGATTGCGAATATCCACTTCCAACTGCCCATACAGAAGCGAAGACAGGGCATCCCCAATTTCCATATTATACTTATGCTACACTCGTCAGGCTCTGCGTATACGGGTTCGAACGGAAAGCGTCCAGGATGCCCGGATCCATATTCCTGATCTGCTGATCCTGAGGCAGGGGCTCGTTGAAGCGGTATGTTCCCTGCTGCTGCACCGATGCACCCGTTGTCACAACGTTGGCAGGATCCACGAACTGACGGATATTGATCATCATGTCCTCGTCCTTGTTGACTTTCACCGCACCCATCTGTCCTTCGCCCATATTCACCTGGATGTTTCCAGGGGGCGTGTAGTTTGTCATCGTTGACATTTCGCGACCAGGGTTTGTGTAGGCTACGAGGTACTGATCTGTGAGGTACGTTCCCTCGTTCGCCGCACCCGCACCTCCACCAGGTCCCTGCCACTCGCCCACCGTCAGCTTCATGAACTCCTCGAACGGCTCAGTGAATGCCCGTATGTAATTGGCAAACGTGAACGCCGCACCGCCCGTTCCGTAATACTCGATGTTCGTGCTCTCACGCTGCTGTTCTTTCAACATCTGCTGGGGGAAGGAGGCGGGTGCTACCTGGGCACCGGCAGTCGTGTTCAGGTACAGCAGCTGCCCCTTGTCATCGGATAGTACCTGGAATGTATCGGGACGATTCTTGTTCACAGGAGCCTGGAGACCAGGCTGGGTCACAAAGTGAGATCCAGGGATCACGGGCGAGTCATACGAAAGCTTTGGCTTGTTCGCCGTACGCCTCTCATCGGTTGTACGCGGCTTGGCGAACTCCTGAGTAGCATTGAACTGCTGGTACCCTCCAGAACCGAGATTATTGTATCCATCATTGATTCCCGGTGCGACACGGACTTGCTCGATCGGCGATACGTTGTTCATGTTCATTCCAGCAACCATACGAGATTGGTAGAAATCAGACTCGTTCTGGTTACCGAACGGTAACCCTTGTCCAGGAACCACGTCGTAGAATGACGAGACTTCACGCTTCTGAAAATAGTCCGAACCGGTTCCGGCATACGAGTCTAGAATAGAAGAGTTTGCCGCCGCCCGTGTGTTCTGAGTCACCCTGGCACCAAAGAATGGCACCATGTTGTTGTGCCCCTTGTTGTCCTGGGAGTACGCCACACTGTCATTCTGGGCAATCGCAGAATTCTGCGAGCTGTTGATATCCGTGAACCCCTCCCGTATAACCAGGGGGGATTCCTCCTTGTATTGGGTAGCTAGGATATAGCCTAGCAATCCGACACCAGTAAAAAGGGCAACTTCAATCATGGTGCTATTACTTATTGGGGTAGTGAAAATTCGTGGAGGTCATAACTCGGGACGGAGCACGCGTGTTCTTGAAATACTCAAACGGCGGAATCACATGTTCCTGTGGACGGTAAAGGAGCCATTGGAAGTTATTGGGCTGGAGGCGTTCGCGGGCGAGCGGGACGTTGAACGAACCCACAAACGGCGTACGTGGTGGGGCGTCCTGGGCGTTGACAGGCGTTTGGAATGTCCAACGAGACTGGAGGACATGGGCATCATCGGGATTCCACGTGCTCATCCTTACTTACTTATAACCCGCTGACAAAATTTGATGCTGACGACCCCAGCTGGTTGAATGTATCGGTCAGAATACCCATCGGATTTGTTCCTGTTGTCCCGGTCGTGCTAGAAGAGGTGCTCGCAGACGGAGGAGCCTGGGTCACCGATCCCGCAGCCGCGGATGCTGCTGTCGTTGATGTTGATGTAGAAGACGATGGGGTTGTTGTCTGCGAAGTCGAGGGCTGTGTTGCCCCCGGAACTGGAGATGCCGTGGGGGTAGACGTCTGCGATGCCTCAATATTCCCCATCGGATTCTCCGACCACATTTTCTGGTTGAAAGGCTGGACAACGAAGGATGACAGATTCTTCTTGAGCATCTCGAGAATCTTATCGATCGCAGGATCTGTCGAAGGAATCGTACCAGAAGGCTTGGAGGGACGAATACCATAACAGTTGACTCCGAACTTCGTCTTGGGGTCAAAGTATCCCCCGTTCACTCCAGGGCGACCGCACTTGATACGATTCTGCGGATTCGTGTCCTTCTGCATCTTCTCCCATGTCGCCTTCTGGGTAGGGAACAGGGCAATTCCGCCTTCCGACCATCCGTACCCGCACCACTCTGCACCCGCATTGTACGCCTGCTCGACTTGGGCGTAGGACGCGATCTCGGCACCGTAAGCCTTGCACACCATTGATGCCTGATCGTATGTGAACTTATTGTCTGACACGTAGAACACTTCAGTGGGAATTGGGGCGGGAGCAGATGCTACTTTCTGACCTGCAAATGGGTCAACGTTATAAGTAACATCAAGTTCCCGAGGCTCTAGTTTGAACGTCACGAATCCGAAATAGTAAAGCACAAACGAGATGGCTGCGATCAAAATACTGAATGCCGTGAAGGCAACAAAGTCCGTAACTGCGAGCATCATCATGACAACGACGACAATAACTCCGGACACAAGTGTCAGGATTATCGGGAGGTCGGGTTGACTCATTAGTTTTCATATAGGAAATAAAGCAGGACTCGCATCGTACGATCGACAGGGAACTTCTTGGAATCCATCTCTCGCACGTTCGTATCGTCTAAGACATACCATGCGTGTCCTGGCGGAAGCTTACGTGCGTACGTCCACCAGTGCCCCCCGTTAAAACATACGACCGAAAACAGGAAGTACTTCTTTCCGTTGAGAACTAGGAGGCTAGAGTAATCGATAGGGGTCATAGACCAGATCATCATGACTTTGGGAAAGGAACCAAATAACACTTGTTTGGTACATCCAACGTGAGAGCACTTATCGCACTTCCAGTCAGAGATCGTGTGGGGCTGTACATACTCGTGAATTGCGTCCAGAAGCGGGATCCCAGCCCTCGTTGGCATCAGGTGAATATCGATTGCCGACGTCTTCTCGAATTGCGTGGTCTTGCACCCTCCGCACTCAATGCGATCCCCAATATCGAAGCGGAATTCCTTGTCTAGCCACGGGAGCTTGTCGCACAGATGAACGATCAGTTCATGACTGTCCCCGATATTCTCTCCGGCAGGGAGATACGACGTCTTGATCACCTCAAAGAACTCACGCAGTCCCGCGGTTCCCTGGTTACGGTAGATGGATTCAACACACACATCTACAGGGTTTTCCTTATCCACATTCTCTTTGTCCGCATACCTTTCCATCAAGATCGGACACGAGAACAATCCTTGAAGTGCGGCGTTTACCCAGCAGCTTCCACGATGGTTGTGAAGTCCGAACATCCTCTATTTATATATTACCCAAACGCACTAAACGTGTTTAGAAAACCTGGAACGTCTTGTTCGGTATTATTGAACGGACGCATGATGTCGTATTGATCCTGAGCCCTGGAAAGAGCCGAGGCGGTGTCGCCCGGAACCTCTGACGACGGCATTGACCCAGCATGGACAGGGCAGCTCATGCTGTAGGTGGGGCACGTGCACGGAACTAGGGAGCTTTTGGGGACATTGTCATACGGTCCAAGTGCTTTGGCGGCACTGAAATTGGGACCCGGGATCGTTGCATTCTGTACCGGCTTCCAGTTCGGGTCTACGGTCGTTTGTCCCAAGAGGGATCCAACAGGGACAGCGGGGTTGTGCGGAGTATTCAGCATAGACGACTGGCGTCCCATAATATCCTGCTGCAGGAGGCTGATCAGGGTTCCAATCTGAGAATCTGCGGCAGGGGCTGGTGGTGCGGGGGCAGGTGCAGGGGCAGGTGCAGGGGCAGGAGGGGGAGGGGGAGGGGACATAGGAGGAGGAGCAGCTGGCGGAGGAACGCCTGCCGCTACCGCCGCAACAGCCGAAGGCGGAGCAGTCTGGTTGCAGAAGGAGAGATTGACTCCAGGTGTTCCGTAACACTCACCCACCTTATCTGTCTTCATCCCCCAGTCGCGTGCACCGTTTCCTATCCAAGTTCCTTTGAGCGTCGCACACTCGTTCTCGGTATACAAACGAACGTTCTGTCCCCCACTCTGCTTCACGCTTGTAATCCCCTCACCATTCGTCGGGCATCCGGGAGGATTGTCTAGTCCCTCACGTGCGGGCATCAAGAAGAAGTACAGCACTCCTACTAGCACAACAATGAGTCCAATGAGTATATACTTCATTACTTACTATTACTATTACACATCAAATTATCACTGCCTCGGGTGAACGGAGCATCCCGCGGACTGCGAAGCACACGTGCACGCCACAAGGTTCTTGCGTAAGACGTTGGGTCCGGGTCCAAAGAGTCCCGTATCGGGTTCTACGGGCCTTAGATTTCCTAGGGGAGGGTTCGGGTATGTCTGAGCATCGAATACAGGGTTCGTTGGAACTGAAGCCATCTCTGTTGTCAATCCCCGGATTCCTTCCCACGGGCTTCCAGACGGGGGAATGATACCAGAATTGTACGTTCCGTTCATTCCGGAAATCGAGGGATCGGTCGTTCCGAGCGTAGACGTTACGCGAGGAGCAGTGGACACTGGGGAGGGAAGGATAACCAGGTTGGAGGAGGTTCCGACTCCCGTTACCGGTGCCGACGCCATATTGGACATGGGAGCTCCCAATGCTGCAACCTGGGGAGCTGTGCGGGAATAGGCAGTCGATGTATCCACTGACCGTACGCTTCCCGGCTGCACGATAGCGTCGGTTATCGGTCCTCCCATCCACGAAGGACGGGCAGGTGCATTCGGGGACACATCCGTGTACCGTCCTTGGGCATCCGTGAACCGTTCATGAGTGGGAATCAGAACAAAGGCAAATATCACTATGAGAAATATAGCTGTCCAACCCATCACTTCAGAGCGTATCATTTCTCTTTCTCTTACATGTATAAATGGTAAAATATCGCAAGACAAAGAAGGGTGGACGTAAGTCTCGTCGTAATTTACGTCGGAAGACCTACCGTCGTAAGTTCAAGGGTGGCTACTCACCCGTGGGACCCAACGGCGGCGATCAGGGTAAGGTTCCTGATTCGTACCCCAAGAACGATGCGGGTGCACTCCCCGACCCCATGCCTGCGGGAGGAGTACCTATCAGGAAATTGACTTATTGAGCCCCTGGTCAAGTGCACTCTGTGTACCCTCTGATCCTATCCAGAATGGTGACATTGCCGAATACTTAGCTTGCCCCTGCGGATCCGCTGGCTGAAACTCAAGAAACCCTGTGAACGGGGTTACTTCAGTTTTCAAGACACCGGGAATGAGTTTGAAAGAGATATCAGGACAGGGGTGTCCAGTCGCCGTCAGCTTCGCGAGATATTCTCGATACGCAGGAATCCCCTTGAATTGAAGGGGTTTTCCGTTCGTATCTTTTCCGACATAGAGTTCGCTATTGACAGGGTACAGATTTTGCGGACAGGACGACATGCGATATTATATTTTCAGGGGAGGGAATAATGCCGAAGAAAGCCAAGTCGTATACAAAACGTTCAGATCAGAAAGCTGTTCTTGCTGAAATGTCGCAATCGGTTCCAATGATCGTGAGAATACACAAGACTGGATGTCCTGCGTGCGAGAACTCAGAGGAACCCTGGCAAGACTTCTGCGACCGGTCTCCTCCAGGTATTCGTGTGATACAGGTGGAAGAGACAGCGATGCCTCCTCAGCTTATGCATGGTATAGAGGGGTTCCCCACGTATGCCGTACATAAAGACGGAAAGAGCTGGCATCATACAGGTGCACTCATGGATGCGGGTGCAATCGAAGATCTTATTGAAAGCCATCCGGCTTAACTGTTGAACCCTTCGCAATAACGTACGACTCCGAATCAAGTTTCTGGGAAACATTATCCTTGTTCAGAAACTTCTGGAATCCCTCCAGATCGTTCGGAATCGTGGTGGCTGCCTGCGATACCCACTGGCGAGCAGACTGCATCAAACCAAACTTGTTCGAGGTGTCCATGAACAAATCGCTGGTCTTGGAAAACGCTTCTTCGATACTCTGCTTCACTGCATCGCTTGTCACGTCTGGAGCCGGCGGGCGTTCAGGGTTATCCACATAATCGGTGAACAGCACGTTCATGAAAGGATTGGAAGGGGTGGGCGTCGCGTACCGAACACTGCCTCCGCCCGCGGAGAATGTTTCCTTAAGAATCTGGGTTCGGGGGAACATCTTGACAAGAAACACGGACGCGAGCATCACCAGGGGTATCAGAAGAAGATACCATGTCTTCTGAGTAATCACCGTGATGAGGACGGTCGAATAAATTGTGAACCGAACGACCGCATTCAAGGCTTCAGGGACAGTCATATCGTTGGTCGGAAGAAACCGACTCCAGTTGGTAAAAAGGTTGGCGGGGTCGTCTAACCAAAATGTCTCCCGACTCATTATTGTGATAAGGAGACTTTAGTTTACTTCTTTGCAACCTTACGTTGCAGACGAGCCAGCATCCGAGCCCGCCGAGCCTCGGGGTGGTTGCTCGTGAGATCCGCGGCAGATGCGGTAGGACGATCCGCCGGTTCTCCGAAAAACTCCGTCTTGAACAGCTTTCCGATCGAGTGCTTGAACTTCTCCTTCAGCATCTCAATCTCACGGACAAAGTCCTCCTTTTTCAAACTGCCAGACCGCATCTTCTGCTCAATGATTTTTTGTACCGACGAGATCGCCTTCTTCGTCACCGGGTGCTCGGGGTTCTTCACCATCTCCATAAGAGCAGGGATGTCGGTAAAATCAATGGAGTCCAGTCCGAGAGCCTCAACGTTCAGGTTTTCCATGACCTCCATTCCCAGCTTGAAGATCCGTGTCTCCTTCAGCGTCTCTAGCAGATCGTGGAGTCCAGACTGAGTGCTCTCGTCCTTGAGGATATTGTCCACTTCGTCGGTAGACTCTTTGCCTGTGAACTTAGACCACAACCCCTTGACCGTCTCCATGATATCCGAGCCGAGGTAGGATGACATCAGGAACATGCGGATGTAGTTCCAAATAGATTCCTTCTGCTTCTCGGAAACGTCCTTGTTATTGTACAGCTCGGCGAAGTCAATGCCACGGAGAAACTCTCGCGGCTCCTTGAAGAGATCATCGTCCTTCTTGATCGCTGCCATGAAGTGTGGCTGAACCAAAGTCTTGAAACGCTCAACTTCAGAGGGGTAATCAATCGGCTCGGCGTAGTTCGTATCCAGAACTGAAGCAAGCGAAGGAAACTCGGTCTTCATATCATCCAAGCATTCTTTGAGAATCTTAGAAACCTCAAAGGACATTTGTTTATAGATACGAGGGGAATGTAAATGGATTTGTTTACTTTACGCCACGCGGTTTCCGCCACGGTAAGCCAACGACTTCTCATCCTTATCGCCGAGGCACAGGCAGCCCGTGTCGGCGGTAATGCTCGACGGGCAGCATTCCGGCTTGAACGTTGAGTTCTGGAAAGCAAACAGCTCATTGTCGTTGGCAGCCTCGTACGCCTTGAGAGGCGTAGGGGCAGTCGTCTGCGACCACGCATTTCCGTTGGAAATATCAATTCCGCTATACGCACCCTCCTGGTTCTGGTTGACCGGGGCACCAATATCCTGCTGCATGAATGTCTCACGAGTGAGGTGCCCTGTCAGCATAAAACGAGCAACGACAGCGATGGCGAACGCGGCTGCACCTACGGCGAGAACAATGCTTGTCTTGTCCTTCATTGTTTTCTATTGTTATTAGCCGACTACATTTTTATTCCCGTTGAGCTCAGCCAATACACGTTCCTGGATCTTGGCAAGTTCAGCTGGGTCGTGGGAGTCCGGATAGTCCCTAACCATACGTGTTCCGTTTAGCATGAACATTCCGTCGTGGTTACCCATGAACACCTGCATCTTTCCATCGGGAAGATTTACGATCGCCTTGATAACACCATCCCATGTTCGCATTCCAGGATACGCAAACCTTAGGGGGGTATGTCCCAGTGCGGTTGTGACTTTATCAGACGGATCCAGAGCCTCGTAATTCGGCGGTTCCTCGATTTCTTCGTAATCTGCGAACACAGTCCGACCAATCGGCACTCGGTGATCTGTGGTATTGAAGCAGTAAATAAGCTCGGGGGTCGGACCCAGATAAGGAATAGATTTCGGCGAGTGTTCTACATAGATCCACTTACCGTCTTCCAGAACAAGGTGTTCGCCCGAGACGACCACTCCCTCATAGGTATACAGGGGGACGCCAGCTGCGATACACCGCATTGTGGCAGTGACGGTGCAACCCTCGCGGAACACGTCACCAACCTTGACGTCCGAGACCTTTATGAGACCCCTACCCTGGACGTAGATCGGAGTATCGGGGTGGAAGCAGAAGGAGAGACCAATTTGACTTCCGAGGAAGATGGCGAAGACTAGGAGTGGGGGGAACACGAAGGAGAGAACGATAGAGATGGCAAAGAGGATAGTGACAATCGTGTTGATAAGAGTCACAAGTAGACTCCAGAGCGATTTTATAAAATTGATCGTAGTGATCATGATAGTAGCTGCATAGCCCGCAGATCCCAGAATACGAGACGTTAGATCACGAACACGAGCAAGAAGATTGACCATCGTGCCAAACGTGTTCTGGATTTTGGAGAATATATCCCCTATGAATGACATTATGAAGGTCATGATCCCGCTCACGAAATTGCGGAAGTATCCTAGATCGTGTGTGATCATTCCTACAAGACCAGTGAACACGCCAAACATCAAATTTACAGGTTCCATCAGCAGAGCAAAAACGTTCTGAGACATCATGTTCACGCAAAACTGAAAGTTCTCGAGAGTGGATACGTCTGGCTGTATCCCTCCCGCAAATGGCATATACATCGGATTACAGCGATAGGTCGTCCAGTCCTCTCGCAGTTTGTCAAGATTTGCTTGAACGTAGGTGTACAAAATGACCCCCAGTATAAGGAGAGGTCCAATGAGGACTGCACTTGTGGATAAAACATCCATCCTTATCTTCTACACACTCTCTTTTTGGATTTCATTATCACGCCACGTATGAATATCATCGTCAGGAACCTCGTGGTCATCCAACATCACAAATTCGCCAGTGGGAGACGCTACGGCATAATGGCAAGAATCTGTGAGGAACTGGATATAATTGTGGGTATCCTCTGACTGTAACTCTGTGATGGGAACCACTCCCCCCTCCTGCGGAACAATCCAAGTTCCCGGGGCAATTCCTACACCCTTGTAACTGGACAATCCAGCAATTTTATGATGAACGATGCCTGAGACTTCTCCGCCGTACTTTAGCGACTGACCGATCTCGACTTCGTTGACCTTGACAATGCTGCCGTCTTCCAGAATGACCGAGGATCCTTCGAGAAGTCCAGTTAACCTGAACCTGACGGGATCCGCCTTCTTCTTGGACGAGCGGTTGAACCCGTAATGCTGCTCCACCTTCTCGAAAAACTCTGCCAGGATTTCGGGGTCGCTGGTTTCCTCGTAGTCCTTGAAAAGGAATCCGCCGATATGGATGGTGTGCTTCTCCGTGTTCAGGCAGAACAGACGGGGGCAGGGATCGGAGGATTCTGCTAGAGGATGATCTTCTACCCGAATCCATTTACCTTCGTGGACTATCTTGTGATTGCCCGAGACCTGGATTGTACCTACACTGAACATCTGTGTCGCATGTCCATCAAACTCCAGAACACTCTGAACCAGCTGACCATCAGCCAGCCGCATGCCTGGGCGTACCCCGCATATCGGAAGAACTCCTTCTAGGGTAGAGATGGGAGTATAAGGATCAAAGCAGAAGAAATCAGCAGCCTGTCCCACCGGACCATTCTTCACGGATGTTCCAGTTTGGACTCCGGTCGACACAATATTCATCATTACGGCAAATACAGCCATAAGACGGTTCATTAGAGTGCGTACTCGTCCGAATA